TAGCCAAGGTCGTGGAGAACACCGAGAAGAAGGCCAAGGGGCTGATCCGACTGCGTTCGGTCAAGGCCGCTGCCGGGGATGCTCCGCTGACCGGTCCCAGTACCCCGCCCGCCGGGTCGGTGGTCCAGTCCCAGGTGGTCGCTCGCACCGAGAAGCTCCAGCACGGTAAGAGCCCACATGAGACCGAGGACCGTAGCTCGGTCGACGTCGACGCTCTGATCAAGGATATGGAGGTCTCGACCAACCACCCGGATGCTCCGCAGGACCACAAGAACGCGGTCAAGGCGGTTCGTCAGGCCTTCGCGCAGGGTTCCTCCGCCGAGCAGATGGCCGCAGTGGAGAAGCTGCCCTCGATCTACTCGCACGCCTCACAGGCTCTGATGCGGCATATCAGCCAGGCCCCGATTAGCGCGAAGTCCCAGCTGAGCGACAAGGTGCTGGACCGCACGGCTGCCGACGTTAAGGGCTACATCAAAACTTCGCAGCTGAGCACCGAGGAGGCCGAGAACCTTAAGGACCTGGCCTCGGCGATCGAGTACCGCGACCATAAGGCCATGTTCTCGGCGATGCAGAAGCTGCCCAAGGGCTTCGAGGAGGACTACGGCCCGGAGGTGGAGACCATTCTGCGAGCGCTGCGGGCCGAGGATCCTGACTGGGAGGGCTGATGACGGCTGTCATCCCAGACCCCTACGAGCTGGTCGACCCGTACGCAGCTCTGCTGACTCCACCTGAGCTGGAGCAGGAAACGGCCGTCAAGGGCGGCCATGGTGTGGTCAAGGCCGCGCTCGGTCTGGGTGCTGCCTACCTGGTCTACCGGGCCTACATGTCCCGTCGGCTCGGGGACGAGGTGAAGAGCATCGGTCACACGATGACCTACAAGGCCCTGGGCGGAGCAGCAGCGGGGATCTGGAGCGCCTTCGTTCCACGCTGGGTATCGATGACCGCTCCGTACCTGGTCGCCGGGTACATCGAAGGGATCGAGGACGCAAAGCTCGGGGACGTGCCCCGGGAGATCCTGATGGGAGTCGCCCAGGACTACGCCGAAGAGCTGGGGATGCACCTCAACGAGGTCTCTCTGGATGCAGTGCTCTCTGGCTACCAGGCCCAGGTCAACCGCAAGGTGCCCCCGATCATGGCGGCCCAGCGGATCGCGGACGCCTACGGGGTGCCGCAGCGCAGCATGAACACCCTGGTCAACATCTGGTCTGGCGAGGACCCCAAGAACGTCACCGACCAGGTGCTGCCCTCAGCCAAGGCGGACCGAGCCCATGCCCTGATCGTGGCCGCCAACCAGCTGCGAGCTCGACAGGTCGGTGACAACGAGGCCTGGGCAGCACGTACCCAGGGCAAGCAGATGGTCTGGCTTTACGGCGTAAACAACGGGGTGATCCCGGCTTACGCCCGGCGTCGATGGATCACCGCCGATGACGAGAAGGTCTGCGAGATCTGCGGACCGATGGACGGGGTAGCCGAGCTGGTCTCGACGAAGTTCTTCACCCCGGCGGGGATGTTCTGGTCTCCACCTACGCACGTGAACTGCCGCTGCGACGTAATCCTGGATCTATCCGACGAGGTACAAGAAGAACTCGACGAGCTGCTGGCGTCCGAGAGTGTGGCCAAGGCCTATGCCACCGACAAGTTCGACCGTGATAAGCGTGGGCGGTTCGCTCGGGTGGAGTCCCGGACCACCCGCTACAAGGAGCGCGAGGCCGAGGTCGACGAGATGCTGGCTCAGGTCAACCGGACCCTGACCATCCCCGCACCGGTGGAGGAAGAGCAGGTTAAGCCCAGAGAGAAGCTGGGTGGAGCCAAACTGGGCGGGTCCAAGCTCGGTGGAGCCAGCAAGCTGGGTGGGGCCAGCAAGCTGGGCGAGAAGGCCAGGCCCAAGCTGGGTGGGCCACAGCTTTCCGAGACCCGTCCTGAACTTCATGCTCGTGATCAGCTACGGCGCAGTGGGCTAGGTCGTCAACGAGTTCCGCTGCAGCCGAAGTCGAACCCCAAGCTGGCACGCCCGCCACGAACCATCCTGGTCAACGAGCCGATCGTGGACGACAACAACGAGACCTGGTATCCGCTGGGCTTCTCGCTGGCCACGGTGGTCACCCGCAAGGAGTATGAGCAGTATTCATCCAAGGGGGTCTTCAAAGCCCCCAAGGATATGGAGTTCTACGAAAAGCACACTCCGTCCGATACCGACACCCATGGGTCCTCGCTAAACCGAGCTCTGGCGCAGCACTGGAACGCGACGATCAACCGGCTGGTCGACGACTACGCCGCCGGACCGCCGATGACCTACACCGACCCGTGGTCGCAGCGCAGGTTTGTCATCGATGACGAGGCTTACGGCCTGGCTCTGGACGCCTACCTCAACGGGATGAAGTACCCGGACGGAAAGCTGCAGGAGAACAAGGTCGAGCTCCAAGGCCAGGCCCATTACGCGGATGCCGTGGTTCTGGCCAATCCCGTGGAGCTGGCCGAGCAGCTGGAAATCGACGAGCTGGTCCGTCAAAACCTGCCGTACGTGATCGAGACCGCGCACGGTCATCCAGGATCCACCGATAAGGCCCCGTGGGCAGTAGCCGATGTGTGGGTCAACCCTGGGCGCTGGCGCGAGGTCGACTGGGACACCGAAGACGACGTCACCTTGGACGGTATTCCGTTCATCCGAATCGAGACCGAGCCCGAGCGGTTCCAGGGGCCTGTTGAAGGCGACGGGAGAATGAGAACGTGAACCAGGACCAGCAGCGCGTCATCGAGGTGCTCGACGTCCTTTATGGCGATGGTGCCTACGAGATCACCAAGGCCATGACCAAGCAGCAGAAGAACCAGCAGACCCAGGCCCGGGTCGGGCTGGCCTCCAATGTGGTGGGTCTGGGTGCTGGCATCGCTGGTACGGCGGCTGCGCTGCGTGACGACCGGTTCAAGGAAGGCGGCAAGGCCGCCAAGTGGCTGCACGAGAAGTCCGGGAAGCTGCCTTCTCCGATCTCCAGCAAGAAGGGCCGTGCCGGGGCGATGCTCGCCGGTGGTGCACTGGGCCTGCAGGTAGCCAACATCGCCGGTGACGCGGTGGCCAACCGGGTGCTGGCTCGCAGTGCGAAGAAGCCCGAGACCCACAAGAAGCTGGTTAAGAAGAACGCTCCGGACGCCAAGCAGATCAAGTACAAGCTGGTCAAGAAGGGGGTCAACGCCGTCGGGACCGGGGCTAAGCAAGCTCCCAAGGTCGCCGCGACGACGATGGCCCGAGCTCAGATGGCCCCGGATCTGAGCCAGAAGGCCGTCGAGGTAGTGCGCAAGGACGACGTCGACTTCACCGTGCGTGGTGAGGTCTCCAAGATGAACGTCGACCTCAAGCAGGTGTTCGGCTGGGCCTCGGTGATCGAGATGAACGGCGAGCCGGTGATCGACCTGCAGGACGACGTGATGACCATCGAGACCATCGAGAAGGCCGCGTACGACTACGTGCACAAGTCCCGCAAGGGCGGTCGTCAACACCAGCGCAACGGCGAGGAGCCGCTGCACGTGAGCGACATGATCGAGTCCTTCGTGCTCACTCCGGAGAAGAAGGAGCAGATGGGGCTGCCCACCACCACCCCGACCGGCTGGTGGGTGGGCTTCCAGATCAACGACGACGACACCTGGCAGTCCTACAAGGACGGCAAGCTCAAGGAGTTCAGCATCCATGGGTCTGGTGTGCGCAAGGACATGGAGGTCTGATGCCCTACAAGTCCGACGCGCAGCGTCGTTACCTGCACGCCAAGCACCCGGACATCGCCGCCAAGTGGGACGCCGAGATCCGGTCCAAGCGCAAGAAGGAGCGGGTCGCCAAGTTCGTCTCCAGCGAGAAGCGGCTGCGAGCTCAGAAGAAGGCCTCCGCGGTCACCTCGCTGGCCGGTGGAACCGTCGGTCTGGGCGGCCTGGGCATGCTGTTGGCGACCAAGAAGGTCCCCAAACTCAAGCCCCACATCCCGGCGGTCAGTGCCGTCGGTGCTGGTATCAGCGGGGTCGGGGCCTACAACTTCGCCTCCATCCAGAACCAGGAAAGCAAGAAGCGCGGCCCGAAGCAGACCGTCTACGTGGTCCGTAACAAGAAGCAGATCAAGAACATCAAGGCCGGGACCGAGCCGGTGACGAAGGGACTCGACATGATGGACTACGGGCTCAGTGACGTCCACCAGGGCGATGCCGAACTGGTCACCAAGGCGCTCGGCTTCAGTGGCATCGCCGGAGCTGCCAAGAAGGTGGCCAGTCCTTTCAAGGGCGCGACCTTCGCTCCGAAGAAGACCACGACGGTGGGGATGAAGGGCCCGGTCTCGACCTCGACGACCAAGACCAGCGCGGTCAACAACCCGTTCTTCAAGCGCTCAGCGGGTGTCCAGCGGACCGTCACCGGAGCTGGAGGTGCTTCGACCACCACGGGTCACGCGGCCAAGTTCAAGATGACCAAGCTGGGCGTGGGCACTGCGGCTACTGGGGGCGTGGCCACCGTGGGAGCCGGGGCTTACGGGGCCAACCAGGTCGGACAGCGCAAGCGGTTCGGCAAGGCGCTCACCTACGAAGAGGTCTCCAAGCTCAGCTTCGGCGGTGCTGCAAAGTACGCCGGTAAGCATGGGGCCACCGCCAAGCATGGGGCAAAGGCGGTCAAGGTCTCCTCCGGTGCGCGCCACGCTGGTGGCAAGGCCCCCTCAGGGGGACGACACCGCGCTGTGAAGACCAACCCGAACGCCCGTCAGCTCAACGCCTGGCAGCAGCCGACTACGGCCCCGCTGGCCACAGCCAACCCACCGGTCCCGGCTCCGATGGCAGCTCGTCCTGCCCCGGCCACGGCACCCACCAATCCGCCGACGACCGGACGTTCCAACAAGAAGGCCCTCGCCGGAGGAGCTGCTGTAGGTGGCACCGCGGTAGCAGCCGTCGGCGGGTCCTACGAGGCCGGTCGTCGGTCTCCTTTCGGCAAGGCCGCCACCTACAACCCCGAGGCCAAGCGCAGACGGCGTAACGAGCACACCGCCACTGCCCTGGCCGTGGGCTCAGGTGCGTCGGCTACCTATGGCGCGGTTCTGGGTCACCGGGCACTGGGCACCAAGGGCAAGGACATCCCGGTCCCGGACGGCGAAAAGCTGAAGGGCGGCGTGGTCCGACACCACGGAACCGGACTTCGTTCTGACATCGCCGGGCAGTGGAAGAAGCCATCCAGCGGGATCCGCGGTGGAGCTCGAACCGCAACCAAGGCCGGTGCGCTCGGTCTGGGAGCAGTGGGTCTGGCGGTGGCCTCCGACCGTGTCGGTAGCTACCAGCACAAGAAGGGGAAGACCTATCGACCCCTGCATCGGATCACGTCCTCGTGAGCCTATTGCGCAGCCCACGAGACTAGAAGCGAGGTAGAGAAGATGACCCGCAAGGTGAGAGAAATCCAGGACCTCGTCATCGACGAGATCTCTCTGGTGGATAAGGGTGCTAACCAGCACGCGACCGTGACCATCGCAAAGTCTGCCGATGGCGATAAGGAGAACTACATGGACATCTATGACGAGCTGGGCAACCCGCTCGACGAGGATGCTCTGGAGATCGGTGACGTGGTCTACGACGCTACTGGCGACGCCTACGAGATCCAGGCTGACGACGACACCGAAGAGCAGGTCGAAGAGCGTGAGCCCGAGCTCGCCGTGGCCAAGTCCTTCACCAACCCCTTCGCCAAGCGGGAGACCCAGCGCCAGCCGGTCGCCAAGGGCTTCTCCGAAGGCCTGCGTGAGGAGCTTTCCAAGGCCCTCACCGACCGTGACCGTGACGCGGTCATCAACAAGGCCTTCTCCCAGATCGAGGCCCTCACCGAGGCCACCGAGATCGCCAAGCGGGCTGCCGAGGAAGAGCGCGACATCCGGCTCACCCAGGAGTACGTGGAGATCGCCAAGAGCTACGACCTCCCGGGCCTGAACGCCGAGCAGCTCGGCGAGACCCTCAAGCACGCGGCCGAGAAGCTCAGCTTCGAGGACTGCGAGGTCATCGGTAAGGCCCTCGCTTTCGCTTCCGACGCCGGGAACGTCCTCTACGAGGAGATCGGTTCGGTCGGCGGCGGAGACAACTCCGACGTCCTCGCCATGGTCAACGCCCACGTCGACGGCTACGTCGCCAAGGGCGCGAACTACTCGCGGGAAGAGCTCGTCTCCGAGGTCTTCGGTCAGAACCCCGAGGCCTACGACCAGTACCTCGCCGAGCGCGGCTGAGAAAGGGATTAGCAGATGAGCTACGAAGAGAGCCTAAAGAGCATCTCGCTGAACGCGGATGCCTCCCTGGCCGTGTACACGGGAGTCCCGGGCATCCCGGGTGCACCCGCCGTTAACTACGGTTTCCAGTACCGCTTCGTGAAGGTCACCGGCCTTCACCAGGTGGGTCTGGCCGTCGCGGCCACCGATAACGCGGTGGGCGTCATGCAGAACAAGCCCCAGGTCACCGGACAAGCTGCCCAGGTGGGCATCTTCGGGGTGACCAACGTGATGGCCAGTGCCGCCGTCGCGGCTGGCGATCTCGTCACCTCGGATGCGCAGGGCCGTGGAGTTACCACGACCACGGCGGCCGACGTGATGGGGGTAGCCCTCGGGGCGGCATCTGGAGCAAACGTCCTGTTTCCAGTCCTCCTGCGGCTGTCCTGAGAAAGGATCTGACTAATGCCGAACCCCACTCAGGCTGACCTGCACATTAACCAGCCCCTCACCAACGTCTCCGTCGCGTATATCCAGAAGGCCGACGCCTTCATCGCGACCAAGGTGTTCCCACTGGTCCAGGTCCAGAAGCAGTCCGACCTGTACTGGAAGTACTCCAAGTCCGACTGGCGGCGTACCGACGTCGAACGTCGGGCCCCGTCCACCGAGACCCCGGGTGTCGGCTGGAACGTGGACACGGACACCTACTTCGCGCACGTCTACGGCGTCCACAAGGACATCGACGACCAGCTGCGAGCCAACGCGGACTCCAACTTCAAGCTGGACTCCGACGCCACGAGCTTCGTGACCAACCAGCTCCTGCTCAAGCGGGACATCGACTGGGCGGCCACCTACTTCAAGGCGGGCGTGTGGGGCGCGGACTACACCGGTGTGGGCTCCAACCCGACCGGTAACCAGTTCCTCCAGTGGAACCTGGCGACCTCGGACCCGATCTCCCAGCTGGCCACGCTGCAGATCGCGTTCATCCAGTCCACCGGGTTCAAGGCCAACACCATGGTCATGGGCGCGAACGTGCTGAAGTCGCTCAAGAACCACCCGGCGATCATTGACCGGATCAAGTACACCCAAAAGGGCATCGTCACCACCGACCTGATCTCCACGCTGTTCGATGTGGACCGGATCCTGGTCAGCTACGCGACGGTGAGCACCGGCCCGCAGATCCCGGACGCCAAGGCCCAGGACCTCGCAGCCAGCTACGGCTTCATCGCCAACCCCAACGGTGTCCTCCTGTGCTACACCCCGAGCTCGCCGTCGATCATGCAGCCCGCCTCGGGTTACACGTTCACCTGGAACGGCTACCTCTCTGGGAACAGCCAGGGCATCCGGATGAGCCGGTTCCGTCAGGAGAACATCCGGTCCGACCGCATCGAGGGTGAGATGACCTACGACATGCGGCTGATCTCCAAGGACGTCGGCGTCTTCCTCGCGAACGCTGTCGCCTGATCGATTCGGCCTCGGAGGGGGATCGGGTTCGGTCCCGGTCCCCCTCCAGTCGTAAGGAGAACCATGGACATCGGTGGCGGCAACATCATCTGGATCATCGTCGGCGTGCTGTTGATCATCGCGCTGCTCATGTTCATTCTCGGGAGGCGCGGATGATCAGCTACTGGGGCATCGACCACGGCGACGAGATCTCCAAGTCCGACCCGTTCGAGACCAAGACCCGTCCGTCGCAGCGCAAGCACTCGATGAACCGTCAGGCGGTGAACAACAGCCGCGGTGAGAACGCTCGTAACGCCGGGGTCGCTGGTGCGATCGGTGGCGGTGTCGGCAGCTCCTGGGGTGTTCACCGGGGGATCAAGCGCGTCGGAGCTCCTTACAAGGTCCGCAACTTCAAGGGCTTCGTGGGCACCATGGCAGCTGCTGGTGCTGCCGGTGGAGCTTCTGCGGGAGCGCTCACCCTGAACAAGAACAGCAAGGGCAAGCGGGCCACCAAGATCCGTTCCAAGATCGACTCCCGATGGGAAAAGAAGCACGGAGGCACTAATGCCGGGTAACTTCCAGCACGTTCCCGGGGTGGCCTACATCGCCGGGCAGACCTTCCAGAGCGAGTTCGGTGTGCATGAAGCCGGGTCGGTGATCCCTAACGAGGAGGCCGAGCAGTTCGGCAACCTGCAGGTGCTGATCGACAACCGGTTCATCTGGCCTTACGCCCCCGACGAGGGCTACGACTGGCTGCCTCCGCACCTGTTCAACGACGTGAAGACGATGGACGAGGTCAAGGCGGTTCTGGAGGGCGACCCGATGGGCACCCGCAGCGTGCCGCAGTTCCCAGACCCGGAGGACCCCACCGAAGAGGGCGAGCCGCCTGAGGAAGTCCTGCGAGCCGAGGACGAGGCCGAAGAGCAGGTCATCATCCACGACAAGCTCAAGGCCACCCAACAGCCTGGGGTCGAACGACCCGAGGGTCCCACCACCCTGGAGGTCGCCGAAGGTGCCCTCGGTCGCAAGCTGACGCGTGGGGACAAGACGCCCCCCGCCCCGCGAAAGGAAACAAAGTAATGCCCGAGAACCAGAGCAGCACCCGTACCGCCAAGAAGACCGTAAGCCAGCGGATCTCCGAGGCCTCCGACAAGCGTGACCAGGACAAGGCCTCGGGCGACTACGTGCCCACCTCGGACCTGGACAAGGACCTGGACGCCGCCAACGAGGAGGTCCAGGACTACCTGGAGATGCACTCGGTCAAGCAGGGCCTGTACGTCGAGGACGTCGAGGAGTCCGAGCAGAACGGCCCGGACGCCAAGGTCGAGGACACCTCAGCCGAGGCCACTGCCGAAGAGGTCGCCGAAGGAGCTGTGGAAGGCCAGAAGGAGCAGCGTCAGCAGCGCGCCAAGGAGCGCGAGGAGCGCAAGAAGGGCCGTGGTCCTCAGAAGGACTCCGAGCGGACCCGGGTGTCGACTGGTTCAGCTCCGAAGGTCGAATCGAAGAGCTGATCATCGATGGGGTTCTCCTACGACAGCGGCCTGGTCACCAAGCTTGACCAGGTCCGCTTCCTCGTGGGTGACGCCGACGAGACCGAGGTCTTTCTCCAGGATGACGAGATCAGCTGGCTGATCGACATCTGGTACCCCAAGGGGTCGATCTACTACGTGGCCGCGATGGCGTGTGAGGCTATCGCGGCCAAGTTCTCCCGTGAGGTCACCACCACCTCCGACAGCCAGACCGTCGGCACCTCAGAGCTGCAACGCAAGTACCTAGATCTGGCTGCGCGCCTGCTGCGCCAGCACGAAACGCTGCTCACCGGCGGCGAGGTAAGCATGGGCGGCATCAATGCCGGTGAGCAGCCCGACCCCACGGTCACCCGTCCCGCCTTCGGCACGGGCATGCACGACTTCGTCGAGGCCGGTCCGCAGGACCGAGGTGACGAGGCCGCGTACCTGAGTCCGGAGTGGGAGGGCTGGTACCGGTGAGGATCTCTCCGTTCGCCGCTTCCTACGTGCGCAAGCGGACCACCGAGCACATGGTGGACGCCTGTACGATCTGGACCCCGGGCGAGATCGTGGTGGACCCCGATACCGGCGACGCAGTGCGTCTTCAGGGCGAGATCAAGTACGACGGGCCCTGCCGGTTCTGGGAGGTCAACGCAGGCTCTCAGATCGTCGTGGGGGACGAGCAGATCACCACCACCGAGGCCTACCTGAGCCTGCCGTTCAACTCAGTGGTTCCCGAGGCCGACGATGTCGTGCAGATCACCATGAGCGTGGACTCCGACCTGGTCGGTCGGATGGTCAACATCCTGTCCGTGGTCCGAGGTGGCGGCTTGCGAGCGTCGCGTCGGTTCCGCGTGCAGGTCGTGGAAAGCACCAAGTCGTCATGGTAGAGCTCGCTTCGCGGCGTACCGCGCACTCTTCTCCCGATCGCAGACCAGGCATCGGAAGGCCTCAGCGCCGTCCTGCACCCGGATCACATGGCTGGACGGGGTGATCTCGTGACCGTTAGCGCAGTGCGTCCGGGTACGGCTCTTCCGGTACGGCGTGGTCCGGCGGGTGTTCTCGCCCGGGGTGACGATCTCCAGGTGCTCTGGTCGCACGCACAGGACCACCCGACACAGGTGGTCGACGTGCATCCCCTCCGGGATCTCCCCCATCACCCATCGGTGGGCCAGGTAGCGCTTCGGCCCGGTGTAGAACACCCCGTACCCGTGGTTCCCCACTGGTCCTCGCCAGAGCCAGCAGGTATCGGTCTTCTCGACGTGCTTCCAGAACTTCTCCATGCTGCACCATACCCAAGGCGGACCTGGTGAGCGACTACCGAGAGCTGACGGCGCTACGAGACCGTCTGAGCAGGGCCAAGGCCCAGATCCGCACTGCGGTGATGTCCGACATGGACAAGGCCGCCGAGCAGGTCAAGGAGCAGATGCGTCAGCTAGTCCCGGTCGACACCGGAACCCTGCGGGACAGCATCGCCGTGGTCAAGGACGGCAGCACCTACCACATCGGTCCGGTCGGGGTGGAGTACGCCAAGTACGTGGAGTACGGCACTAAGCCCCACGTGATCATGGCCAAAGCGGGCGGGGTCTTGGCCTTCCAGGTCGGTGGTAGCACCAGGTACGCCAAGAGCGTGAAGCACCCGGGCACCAAGGCCCAGCCCTACATCCGACCGGCCAAGCAGTGGGCGATCGAGAACCTGACCGACGACATCGCGGTGACCGGTGCGTCACTGCTCGCCGGAAAGCCGAAGCTCAATGCCTAGCTACCTGCCCCGGGGCGGGATCACCAACTACCTGATCACCACCCTGCGTGCGGCCAACCTGCTGATCGGTGATGGGGCCGCCCCGCCAACCGGGGGCTGGGACGACGATCCCAACGCCCCGAACAGCACGTTCAAGCCCTACCTGGTGGTCAACCCGATGGCGGTACCGGACCCGACCGGGTCCATCGGGGACTCCTCAACAGACTTCCGAGCCCCGTACTCGCTGACCTCGGTGGGGATCTCCCGCCACCAATGCGAGACCTACGCGGACATCGGCAGGAAGGTGGTGGCCGCTCTGGAGAAGGAGACGGTCGTGCTCAACGGGGGTGGCTGGAAAATCCAGCAGGCCCGTGCAAACTCTATAGGTGGAGTGAGTCGCTCTGACAACACCGAACCCTCGGAGTTCACCCAAAGTGATGTGGTCATCATCTGGCTATCGAAGGAGCTGTCGTAATGGCCGAGAAGAAGAAGGACTTCAAGACGACTCGCGAGGGTCAAGTGAAGATCAAGCACCCAGGTATCGAGCAGCTGGGTGAGTGCCTCCCGGAATCCCTGGAGGTCTGGATGGATGCCGGATGGGTCCCAGTGGATCCGGACGACAAGGGCAAGACGTCGATCGCAGCTGTGAACGAGGTCAACACCTCGGGCCAGCGGATCGTCGGCGAGGTCGAAGACCGGCCCGAAGCCAAGGCGTCCACCGCTGCTACCAACGAGAAGAAGTGAGGTAGAGCTAATGGCTCGCGTCATCCCGAACGAGCAGTCCTACCTCGGTTTCCTCCCGGCGGTAGCAGATCTGTCCTCGGTCACCAGCGCGGAGCTCACGGCGGGCAAGAACCTGACGTCGTACCTGATCTCCATCAACGCGTCCACGACGGGTAACACCGTCCCCACCCCGAACATCTCCACCCTGTTCGAGACCAGCATCGCCGGTACGGTGCAGGCCACGCTCACGGCGGACTTCTACCGGGACAACGGTGACCAGCTCACCGACGACCTGGCCTGGAAGACCCTCCCGCGTAAGACCGCGGGCTTCTTCGTGATCCAGCGCTTCGGCGGTACGGGGTCTACCCCGCTGGCCGACGACAAGGTCGAGGTCTGGCCCATCCTGGTGGTCTCCCGGACCATGTCGAACATGGCCAACAACACCGTGGAGACCTTCACGGTGACCTGCAGCATCCCGAACGTGCCTGCTGAAGATGCGGTCATCGCCTAACAGACCGGGGAGGGGCTTGAGGACCCACTAGCCCCTCCCCACCTGCCTCACCGCCCAGAGGAGCCCCATGAGTACCGAAGTGAAGATCCAGCAGGCCCGAAACGAGCAGGCTGTGGCGTCCAAGAAGTCCGTCCTGGACCAGCTGAAGAACAAGAAGCGCCGCCGCGACACTCTGACCATGGAGATCGACGGCGAGAACGTGTCGATGGTCTTCGAGGCGATCTCCTACAAGGAGCTGGATGCTCTGCAGGCCAAGCACCCGCCGACCCAGGATCAACGAATCGCCGGTGCGGCCTTCAACCGGAACACCTTCCCACCTGCTCTGGTGGCCGCCTGTTCACTGGACCCCAAGCTTTCCGAGGCCGACACCCGGGAGATCTGGACCTCCGAAGAGTGGTCCACCGGTGAGCTGAACACCCTCTTCGACACCGTCTCCAACCTGTGCATGAAGGGGCTGGACGTCCCTTTTACCGAAACCGCCTCCGCGTAGACCCCGGCTTCAAGCTGGAGATCTCCTACTGCGTGGATAAGGGCATCCCGCACGAGAAGTTCCTGGAATGGGACGTCTCCAGTAGGGCGAAGGTGATTGCCTACCTGCTGGAGCAGGCCGAGACGTGTCAGTTGTGCGGCACAGCATCATGGGAGTGGGAAGAGAACAAGTACGCGTACGACGTGCAGGAGGTCTTCTGCCCTGGGTGCTACCGAAAGGAGGTCAGCAACGAGGGCGACAAGCTCCCCGGCACCCGTATCGAGCTCATCCCGGTGACAACCGAACTTCGTGATCGGCAGTACCAGCGGGAGCTTCGGCGCAGGCACATGCACCGGGAGTCCGACGAGTAGGAGATCAAGGTGGCTGAAGAGACCGAGGTCGTCCTAAGCGCCAACGTCACCCCGTACGAGCAGAGCGTCAACTCGGCCACCGCCACGACGAACAAGATGCTCGACTCGGTCGTCAAGCTGACGTCCGCGATCGACGGGGCTTTCCGGTCTGCTGGTCGCACCATGCAGATCGGTGGCGCGGGGATGACCGCCGGTCTGGTCGCCATGGGGGTGGCGGCAGGCAAGCTGGACCAGCAGATGTCCCAGCTGCAGGCGTCGATGACGATGGTGTCCAAGTCGCAGTCTCAGTACGAGGCGCGCATGAAGGACTACGAGAAGACGGTCACCAACCTTCGCGCCACCTTCGGGATGACCAGCCAGGAGGCCATCAACCTGGCCACCCAGCTGAACAAGCTGGGCCAGTCCTCCCAGAACATCAACGAACTGGCTACTTCGTTCACCAAGCTGAGCGCGGTCACCGGTGAGGGGGTCGGTCAGCTCGCTGCCTCGATGACCCAGCTCCAGCGCACGATGGGCACCGAGGGTGTCGCGCAGACCAAGAACTTCAACGCCACCCTGGCTGACCTGAGCCAGCGCGCAGGCGTAAGCGCTACCGCAGTCCTTCAGTTCTCCCAGGCCATCGCCCCGATCGCCAAGGTCTCCGGGATGACCCAGAAGGAGATCATGGGCGTCTCCACGGCCTTCAACAAGGCCGGGGCCGACGGGTACGCCGCAGCGAGCGCCTTCCAGAAGGTCGCTACCGACATCAACAAGGCGATCTCGACTGGGTCTCCTCAGCTACAGGCCTACGCGGACACCATCGGGGTGACCGTCGACCAGCTCAAGACCATGTCCCGGGTCGACGTGATGACCGGGTTCTTCGAGTCGATCAACAAGCAGGGCCCGCAGGCGATCAAGACCCTGGAGAAGTTCGGCCTGGAGGGGGTGCGCACCTACAAGTCGATCCAGGCCGTGGCCGGGTCAGGAAACATGCGCGCACAAGTCGCGACGGCGATCCAGGGCTCACCGACCGGCACCCTGGACAAGGCCTCTGACCGGGCCTTCCAGGGCCTGAACGACCAGATGAACAAGCTGGCCGAGAACACCAAGATGATCGGCGAGGCCTTCGGCAAGGGCGTGCTGCCGGTCCTAGAGGGCGTGGCCAAGGCAGTCAACGCGATCGTCTCCCCGATCAACATGGTGCTGCAGCAGCTAGGCAAGCTGCCTGGTGGGTTCGCCCTGGCCAGTGCTGCGGCGATGGTGATGGCCGGAACCATCGTCAAGGCCTTCACCGGGCTGTCCACCTTCGGCCTGCTCTTCGGTGCCGGTAGAACCGCTTTCCAGGGCCTGCGCAGCAGCGGGCTGGAACGGGCCATGCTCACTGGGGGAGACCTGTCCCGGTACTCCCAGGCCGAGCGTGCCGCTCTGCAGGAGAACCGCAACTTCCGGGCTGGTCGGGACTACGTAGGTTCCCCGACCCAGCAGCGGCTCTACAACATGTACGGGCGGGTCGGTGAGCGGCTGGGTCCGGTTGCCGGTCAGGTGGGCAGCAACCTGGCGGGTACGCCCACTCGCTGGCTGGGGATGGCCCAGCGCGGTACCGCGGCCGGTGTCGGATTCGTCGGGTCGATGCTGCGCTCCGGGCTGGACCCGCTGTCGTCCAACGCGATGGCCAACAACTTCAACCGCGACCAGGGCGTGCAGATGATGCCCCGGGCCGACGTGGCCCGAGCGCTGGGCTGGAACAACGTCCAGGACCGCTGGGCTCAGCTACGAGGTACCGCAGGCGGGGGCGCTGCAGCCACCAACCTGGCCCAGGGGATGAACCAGGCTGCCGACTCCACCCGTCGGGTCGGCACCGTGTTCGGTCAGCTGACCCGTGAGTCCGGGCTGCTGGCCAAGTCGCTGATCCAGGCCTCACACTCCTCCCTGGTGATCGCCGAGCGCGGTGCTGGTCGGATGCTCAGTGCGGCCATGCCAGGTGCTGGTGGCTGGCGTGGTGCCGGTACGGCGATCGCCGGTGCTGGACGTGGCCTGATGGGCGCGATGGGTGGTCCTGCCGGTCTGGCGATCACCGGTGGGCTGATGGGCGGAATGGCGCTCTACGGGCTGCACAGGTCCAACCAGGAGCAGATCCAGAACTTCGCCTCGGACACCACCAACTCCTCCCCGATGGCCGTCTACGCCGCAGCCGTCGGTGAGGCCACCCGGGCGACGAAGTCCTTCACCGACGTGATGAAGGAGGCCGCTGCTGCTGGTCAGGTGGCCAAGTACAGCGCCAAGCCGGGCGCGGACGTGATCACCGCCGCCAAGCGGGAGTCCTTCACCAACAAGGCGCTGGAGGGTGCCACCCCGGTCGAGGTCCGTTCGCTGGTCAGCCAGGTGATGTCGGCCAACCCCTCCGACAACGAGAAGAAGGCGCTGCAGGCCGACCTGGTCCGGCTCTACGGGTCCGACGCGGCTGGCCTGGCTCGGGTCGAGAACGTGATGAACACCGGCAATATGGCCAATGCGCCAGAGCTGACCGGGATGTTCCAGCAGGCCTACCGCCGTCAGGGCTTCGCCAACCAGTTCAAGCTCAACGACCAGGCGATCGCGGCCTCCGCTGGAGTGGCCAGCACGATCCAGGAGCAGATCGCCCTGTCCGGGCCGGGGACTAAGCAGGCCGGTCAGACCACGATCGCCTCGCTGAACGCGCTGACTGCCAGCCAGGTCAAGGCCGGGCCTGCTGGCCCTGGTGGCTCCGGTGCCAACAACCGCAACCAGCTGGCCCTGCGCAATGCGGCCCGCGGTTACGCCAAGGGCATCCTGGGCGAGAACGTCGACGAGGACAGCGTCAGAGCCATCGCCGATGCGCTGATGGACAACAAGGGCGACCCGATCGGTGTTCAGCGTCAGCTGACTCAGGGCGACACCAGGATCGGTGCTGAGCTCAAGGCGGCACAGGCTGCTGCTGGCCCGGGCTACAACATGGCGGCGACGACGCTGCCCAACATGCGCACCTACCAGTCCGGCTGGGCAGGTACCGCAGGCATCGACCAGATGGCCCTGAACCGGCTGCGCGGGGTGGACTACAAGGACGCAAGGCCGGGAACGCCGGGCTACGTCGATTACCAGCAGGGGAACCTGAACGCCACCGCCACCGCGGTCTTCGGTGGCAGCGGCACCGGTGGACCTGGACGGGCTGTTCAGCGGGCGCTGGCCAACGAGAACGATGTCGCAGCCAAGTGGACCGCGATGAAGACGCTGTCGGACGTCTCGATCGGGCTGACCCAGTCCTTCGGTGAGGCGTCGGTCCACCTGGACGAGATGACCGCTGCTGCGGGTGGAGCGGCCACCCAGCTCGGTGCGATGGCTCAGCAGGCCCGAGCCCGCACTCGTCAGGCCCAGTCCGAGGAGATGGGCTACATGACCACGGCGGGCCGTGGTGCTGAGCTCATGCAGAACTACCGGACCTCGCTGGCTGCGGACCTGTCCCGGCCTTCCGAGGTCACCGGAGCGCACCGCGAGGAGGACCGGGCTGCGGCCGAGGCCTTCAAGCAGGAGCAGTTCCAGCGGGTCAAGACGATGGTCAACTCGATGCGCGAGTTCAACATCTCGCGCCAGCAGGCTGAGGACGACTACCAGCTCCAGCGTGGGTATGCCGAGGAGGACTTCGCCCGGCAGCGCGAGTGGGCCTTCATGGACTACACCAAGAACCGGCTGAGGGCTGAGCAGAACTTCAACCACCAGGTCGAGACGATGGCCAAGAACACGGCCAAGACGATGACCAACATCTACGAGCGGCAGACCACCGAGCGGACCTGGGACGCGGCCAACCTGTACCAGAACATGGCCGACCAGCAGAAGAACCTGGAGGACCAGCAAAAGAACCTGGACCGGCTGCGTAGGGCCGGGATGTCCAACGCCACCATCGAGCAGATGGGTCTAAACGACCCGGCCAACATGCAACAGCTCGCTCGCCTGGCTGACGACATGGCCAATGACCCGAAGATGGTCAAAGCGTTCAACGACATGGCCAAGAAGCGCAACGCGGTCGCTGGGCAAATCAACACCGACGAGTCCAACACCCAGTGGCAGGAGATGCGCTACCAGTTCAAGCGCTCGATGGACCAGGGCGAAGAGGACTACAACCAGGCGATGACCCGCCAGGCTGAGCAGTTCGAGAACTCGATGGACCGGCAGGCCACCGCGTACGACACCGGGATGGACCGCTCTGCGGACGCCTTCAACCGCTCGATGACCGAGGTGACCGGCACCTTCGCAGAGCTGCAGAAGGAAGCCCTGGCCGGGCTGTCCGGGGCTGCCAAGGACCAGCTGACCGCGGTCCTGGACAACATCAACTCCCTGTCCACCTCGATCACTGCGGCTACGGGGACCAGCGCCCGTGAGGTCAACGCGCTGTTCCAGTCCCTGGGGATCGACACCGGCGGCGCGCTGACCACTCCTGGTGGCGGCAAGAAGATGACCGGCACGGTCAAGGTCGGCGGCCAGACCTACAACTACGGGCAGTTCGCTGCCGGTGGTGAGATCGGTGGTCGCTCCCCGCACAAGCGGGCCGACAACATCCCGATCATGGCCACGGCCGGGGAGTACATGCTTCCGGTGGATGCGGTGCAGTACTACGGCAAGGACTTCATGGACGCGGTCAAGGACCGCAAGCTCCCCAAGTTCGCCGACGGCGGCATGGTCTACAAGCAGATGGAAGCCTGGCTGGGCAAGAACCTGCCCAAGGTCCAGATCACCAGCTCTTATCGGCCTGGCGCGATCACCGCACTGGGCAACGTCTCGATGCACTCCCAGGGCAAGGCGCTCGACCTCGCACCCAGCATGAACACCTTCAACACGATCCTGTCCGCCTTCGGCAACAAGATCCACCAGCTCTTCTACGCACCCGCCGATGGCCGGACCATCCTGCGCGGTAAGCCCTGGAAGATGGACAGCGTCACCAAGGGCGACCACTGGAACCACGTGCACTGGGCGATGCAGTCGATGAACGGCCTGGCCGGTGCAGCCGGTGTGGGTGGCGGTGGCGGCTGGGACGGCACCGAGAAGGGCCTGGTCGACCTGGTTCAGAAGCTGGCCTCGGTGCAGAAGTTCTCCAAGGCCATGGACGCCAACGACCTCAACGGGGCCAACGCGATGGGCAAGGACTGGCTGGCCAGGAAGATCGCCAAGGTGGGGATGGTGATGAGCGCTGCCCCCGGCGGTGCGGTCGACTTCGACTACAACCCCACCGGTGGCGGTTCGGCCAAGGCGATCGTGCAGCAACTGGCTGCTCAGCGGGGCTGGACCGGTAACCAGTGGCGGGACCTGGACCAGCTGGTCGCGCACGAGTCCTCCTGGAACCCCAAGGCCCAGAACCCGACCTCCAGCGCGTACGGCCTGTTCCAGTTCCTCAACTCCACCTGGAAGGGCGTGGGTGGGCACAAGACCTCCGACCCCACCCTGCAGGGCAAGTACGGGCTGCAGTACATCGCCCAGCGCTACGGAAACCCGAGCAAGGCCTGGGACTTCTGGAACAGCCACACCCCGCACTGGTACGGCGAGGGCGCGGTCTTCGGGGGCAAGCAGCAGATCGGGGTGGGCGAGAACGGCCCGGAGGCTGTCCTGCCGCTTAACCAACGCGGTGTGGACTTCCTGTTCGAAGTGATGAAGCGGAACTCCTCCGACTCCAAACGCGCTCTGGTGGCGTCCGGAGGAGTTCCGCTTCAGGGCAACACCGTGAGCTACTACTCACGGATCGACAAGAGCACCCAGATCACCGGGCCGATCACCGTGCAGTCCCAGGACCCTGACGAGATGCTGCGCAAGCTTCAGGCCAAGAAGGCCCTGGAAACGCTGAAGGGTCGGCACTGATGAGCTTCCACATGATCGGTGAGAACCGGCTGATCGCCCAGGTCGTCGGAGCTGAAGCGGTCCGTACCTGCGTGGTCGGGGACACCATCTACGCGTACTGGCGGACCGCCCCCGATCTGGGTAAGCCCTCCCCCTCCGACATCATGGTGTCCACCTCGCAGAACCGGACCTCGTGGAGTACCCCGGTGTCGGTCTGGGACGGGGTGCCGGGCTACGACTACCGCCTGGGCGGAGTGGTGCACAACGGGTCCAACTTCGTCATGACCCTGGGCGAGATGGGGGTGCCCGGTGGGATCAACAACAACCTGCACGTCACCTCGCCCAACGGAATCACCGGATGGACCGCGTTCACCAGCATCCCGCTGCTTGACTTCCACTCGGTGGTCTCCGACCTGGTGTTCGCGAACGGGACCTACTACCTGGCTGTCACGATCAAGACCGCTACCAACTCCCCCTACGTGGCCAAGCTCTACAGCTCGACCAACCTGACCACCTGGACCTCGCTGGGCCTGGCCAGCCAGCTGACAACGATGGACAACGTGCACCCGCGGATCGCAGTGGTCGGTTCCACCATTCACCTGGTGATGCGCGAGGGCCCGTACTTCACCTTCAGCGGCAGCGACCGGATCCTGTACACCACCCGAGACCTGTCCACCGGGACTTGGGGCCCTACCCTGCCTGTTATTGACGGCACCGGAGATCCGGGAATCGTCTCAGCAGGGGGTGACCTGGGGATCATCTACCAGGACCAGACCCTGTACCCCGCGCAGGGCCAGTGGTCCTGGATGCTCTACGACGGGGACACCTTCGTGCGCCGGGGCACCTTCAGCCAGGGCCTGGACGCTGGCGCTGGAGCCTCCGTGTTCGCCTATGCCGACGACTTCGCGGTGGTCTACGCCACCCGGCCGGACCCGATGCAGACGGCCGGGACGCTGTACTTCCGCGACTTCAACTCGGTGGTCGATGAGCCGGTAGGCACCTTCTCGCCACGGCACACGGAGCGAATCAAGCGGGACGGGGATCGGCTGGAGAACTTCGAGGTGGCGATCTCCTCGGGCACCTCCTGGTACAGCCTGACCGACGGCTACCGGTTCTACATGAGTGCCGAGGACTTCGGGGACAAGGCCCAGGTGCTGCGCCGGGTCACCGCCTCCTCCCCGTTCTACGACGGGACCTATCTGGTGCACTCAGTGCGCGAGAACGTCCAGGAGAGCCTGGTCGTCGGCATCCTGGGCTCCTCGCAGAACCAGGTCACCGAGAACATGCTGCTGCTCGAAGAGCTGATCTCCCAGCCCTCGTTCCGGATCCGGCTGACCATGGGCGACCACGCTGAGACCTGGTCCTGCCAGAGCGCGGACTACACCATCCAGCGCGGGCACATCAACATGCACAACACTCGGGCGATGATGCGGCTGCAGGTTCCCCGGCTGCCCCAGGTCAGCTACGAGGTGATCTGATGGCCGGGTTCATCACCACCGACGGTGCCGACTACCTGATGTCGCTGTTCACCGGGGTCGAGGAGATCCTGCCGGAGTACTGGATCGGGCTGGTCACTGAGGCGGTTGGAGCTTCGGAGTCCGGGGAGAGCATCTCCGAGCCGACCAGCGGCGACTACTTCCGGGTGCCGATCAGCATCGGCCCGGAGTCCTGGACGATCGCGTACGGCACGGCCAGCAACACGGTGCTGATCACCTTTCCGATTCCCGGAGTGGACGACTGGGCTGGGATCGTCGGCTGGGTGATCTGCGACTCCGAGGTCGGAGGCCGGGTGCTCTACGCCGGAGACGCCGACATGTACGACATCTCGCTGGGGGACCAGACCTTCCTGCCGCCTGGGTCGATCAGCCTGTCGATCGAGCTGGCTGGCTGGCGGGAGGTCACGTGACCACCCGCAACATCACGATCGGCGCGTCCAAGGTTTTTCGACCGATCGCCAGAACCCGACGTCGCAACATCGCCGGGAAGCCGATCGACGACAGCCGGACCCCGCTGATCGCCTCCTCGGTGCGTCCGGTGGAGTACGTGCTCAAGGACGGCTTCCCCTACGAGCCGATGCTGCACGTGAGCAGCAACTACCTGATCAGCACCGAGGGTCTGCACGTCGACGAGGGCGTCTACCCCTGGGAAGGGGAGTTCAGCGGAGCGCACACCCGCTTCGTGGCCATGGACAACCTCTGGGACCCGATAGGGGGCCGCTGGCTGCCGCTGTACACCTCCGGGGTGGATTACTCGTTCAGCTACCCCCTGGGCGGCGTAGAGCCCCGCCTGGACACCATCGACTACACCATCGGCAAGCTGTTCTACGAGTTCTCCTCGGTGCGTCTGCAGGAGGAGACCTCGCTGATCTCCGCGTTCAACTCCGGCCTGGATGACGCCTCCTCGTTCATGATCGCGCTGGCCGGGACGATCAACTCCTCCGAGCGGGCTTCGCTGATCCGGGTCGGCGACACCGTGGGCAACTCGGTGATCGTTGAGGTGGACGAGAACTTCTACCTGCGCAACCAGTACGGCACCGCCACCCTGATTCCACTGGTCCACCCGGCTCAGATGCAGCCGTTCTACCTGGTGCTGATCAACGACCCGGAGAAGACCGAGCTACGGGTGAGCAACGGGATCACCCAGATCCACAAGGTCCGCATCCCCAACAAGGACGCCACTCGGTCGCTGAACGTGATCCTGGGTGAAGACCTGTCCGGGAACACCACGCTGGACCTGAACCTGTTCGAGCTGACCATCTTCCCGTACGCGTTCAATGGGGAGATGACCCCCGAGCAGATCATCACCGCAATGGCCGACATCTACGGAGCTTCCTGATGGCAACCCCCTGGATCGACCAGATCCGCGGCAGCTCCGGGTACTTCCGGGTCATGGTGCACGCGCCCAACGGACAGCTGGTGGACATCACCAAGTTCCGGGGCTCCCCGATCCAGATCAACTCGATGAGCTCGGTGGACCCGTTCGGGGACGCCACCGCCCAGCTGAACTTCCCGCAGGTCAGCGGGTTCGAGCGGCCCGGCTACGGGGACCTGTGGTGGATGGTGCCCTGGGTGATGGTCGACATCGCCTGGTACAACGACGACGGCTCTCCGACCACCTGGGTCTGGGAAGGGTTCATGGTCTCCGAGGAGATCAGCAACGACGGCCTGGCTCTGACCCTCAAGGGGGCCCTGTTCGAGCTCGACAACTACAAGGCCAAGCCCTGGTACCCGCAGCGCCCGGTGCCCTACGAACTGCTGATCCGGGACTCCTTCGACCCGAACATGCGGATCGGGCTGCGGACCTCTCCACTGCGGATCGACTTCCCAGCGGACTGGAGCCAGGTGGTGCCCAAGGAGCGCAGCACCAACTTCTGGTACCTGACCCCGTGGGGGATCAAGCCCGGAGCGAAGTGGACCGGGTTCACCACCCGCAACACCGGCTCCTGGGACCCGCTGCTGACCGGCTTCGTGCAGACCCTGCTCTCGATTATGTACACCGAGGGTGGTGGCCAGTGGACGGTCAAGAAGGAGACCGGCCGCACCCCGGTGCTGATGATCCGCCCGGAGATCACCGCCCCGACCGAGGACACCCTGCACGTCTGGTACGGGGCTCCTAGCGTGGAGCTGAGCCTGTCCCGGGACTTCACCCAGTCCACCAACGTGATCTTCGGCTCTGGCTCCGACCTGGCGGGGAGCGCGTTCTCCGGCCAGCAGGTCACCCGGGACGGGTCGACCACCTACTACGAGCCGTTCGCGGCGCTGCCCAGCGTGTATCCGGCCACCGCGGACAACCCGCGGGTCAACGACAAGATCCGGCGCAACGAGTCCCGTCTGGAGTTCCCAGCCGGGATGAGCCAGCTGGAGGCCAAGACGGTCGCCGAGGGTCACCTGCGCAAGTTCGCTGACCCGGGGTACACCGGGCAGCTACGGCTGAGCACTGACCCGCTGCGGGGTGGGATCCCGTACAACCGGCTCCTGATCCGGGCTGGTCAGGGGATCGTGGTGCACGGGGTGCGCGGAGCCGACATGCTCTTCCACATCACCGAGTCCAACGTCTCCCCGATGGACATGACCGTCTCGCTGACCCTGGACACCAAGTACCGCGACGCCAAGACGGTCTACGAGGTCCGGGCGATGACCCGCGATGCGCTGGACCCGGTCCGGCTGCTCAAGGTCGGGGCCTACTCGGTGCAGGTCCAGGACCAGATCCTGCCCTGGAGCTACAGCCACGGGGCCGGGATCATCCCCTCCGGCGGTGGGGCCTTCGACGCCTCCAAGCTGTTCCTGACCAAGATGCCTGCCGAGGAGAAGTTCCCCTGGACCAACACCACCCGCAAGTACCCGCCGAAGAAGTACCCGGGCTACTACATCAAGATCCCGAAGCAGAGCACCGACGCCAACCTGAACTGGTCCGGGGTGACTAAGGAGGGCCTGTACTGGGCCTCGCTGCCGATCCGGATGAGCCAGTCCGGCAACATCCGGCTGACCCAGATCGCCGCCTACGACGAGAACGGCAACGTGCTGCCCTGCCGCTTCCACGTGTCCTTCTACGGCAACAACGGGACCACGGTGAAGGCGATGCCCTCGATCCCGGCCTCGCTGGATGGTAAGTACGGCCCACGTAAGCCCTACTACAAGGCGGCCATGCACTACCCGTTCTATCCGGGAGCGTTCGAGGCCAAGCGTGAGGACGGCACCGACACCAACAACCCGGCCCGGCTGGTCGCCGAGGGCTCTGACCTGTGGGTGGGCTTCGGCAACGCCTACGAGGGTGCTGGTTACTGGCCGGGACGACAGTCCCGTGGAGGGGTCAAGACCGGGCTGCTCTCCGAGGAGCAGACCTGGTCCTTCGACACCACCGGAGCCACCCAGTTCGACCGGTACCGGGCCGAGAAGACCCGCAAGGACAAGCTCGCTGGGCTGGGCTACATCATGATCTACTGCGACGACCAGGGCACCAAGCCGGTCTACTTCCTGGGCAGGCTGTTCCATGCTGAAGGAGGTGCCTGATGGCGGCACAAGGACTGTTCTCCGACTACCGGATCAACCTGTGGCTGGCTGATCTGACCACGCTCTGGCTGGGCTTGGCTTTCGATGACCCGAACATCGCCGGGGCCTACGCCTCCGAGGTCTTCGGCGGCTCCTATGCCCGGATCAAGGTGGTCTTCGGTGACCCGGACGGACGGGCCATCTTCAACACCTCGGACATCACCTGGACCGGGATGCCCGCTACCCGGGTCACTCACGTGGTGGGCTGGAACGCCCAGTACAACGGGGACATGGAGTACTCGGTTCCGCTGCCCCAAGCACAGCCCGTGCTGGCCGGGAAGAAGTTCTCGGTGCCCTCGGCTGCGCTGGCAATATCACTGCCATAAAGTAGTAAAAACGGGTCAAAAACTGCTATAATAGGGGTACGCAAGTTTTCGCGCCCTCTTTCAGGCCACGCCCGGCCTGGGAGCAGGGCGCTTTTTGCTGCCCTAAACAGAAAGGGAAGCACGATGGCAGAGCCGATGATCCCCGCTTCCACCCCGCGGGAGCACGTCTTCTACGTCACCTTCGGGGTGCAGTACCGCACCCACCCACACCCCCTGGGCATGCACCCAGACGGGTACGTCATCATCGTGGCCGACAACGAGGAGGACGCCCGCACCGAGGCCTGGTCCTTGTTCGGCACCACCTGGTCGATGATCTACGACCACTACGACCTGGACGCCCAGCGCTTCAAGGTCACCACCCACCCCCAGGGCTGCCTGGGGGTCTTCTACGCGGACCCCGAGGAGACCGGAGATGGCGCGTAAGTACCCCGACCTGCCCGACATGGACATCTACGACCGTGAGGGCAACAAGATCAGCTTCCAGCAGTATGTGGAGCTGCTTGGGGACTCCAAGAACTGGATGGACTACCGGCGGGTGGCCTTCGACCAGTACGGGGACTTCGACGTCTCCACCATCTGGCTCGGCATCAACCACAACTGGAGCCACGAAGGTGACCCGGTCATCTTCGAAACCATGATCTTCGTTCGGATGCCTGATGACGAGGACCGCAGCTCGGTCTACTGCAGGCGGTACACGAACGAGCAGGAAGCGCTTGAGGGCCACAAAGAGGCACTTGAGACGTTGAAAACACCGCACATCATCGAGTCGCAACTGACTCCAATCACAGAAGAAGAGGCAGAGAATGAAGATGAATAAGGCAGTTGCAGGCGGCATCCTCGCAGCTCTGGCGCTTGCCGGGTGTTCCGCACCCAGCACCCAGGCTGACGAGGTGTTCGTGCACAAGGGCTCCGGTATCTCCGAGGGCCACGAGGACAAGGGCTGCGTCCCGGCAGCCACCCGACAGATCAACTGGGGTACCGGGATGGGCGACGACTACTACGCCTACCCCCAGAACCAGCGGGTCTTCGACTTCCGCGGGGTCAACGGCAGCGACCGTGGGCCCTTCGAGGTGGTGTCCAAGGACGGTCAGACCCTGACCATCCCGGGCACGCTGAGCTTCGTGCTCAACACCGACTGCAAGGTCCTGCAGCGGTTCCACGACCTGATCGGGAACCGGTACCGGGCCTACATGGAGGACAACCAGACCGGTGACGGCTGGACCAAGGTGCTCAACCTCTACATGGCACCTCCGCTGGACGCCTCGCTGGACCGGCTCGCCAAGCAGTACACCTGGAACGAGCTGCGCTCCGATCCGTCGATCAAGGACAAGATCAACGCCGACGTCAACGAGACGATCGCCCGGCTGATCAACCAGCAGATGGAGGGCCAGGAGGACTTCTTCCAGGGCTACTCGGTGCTGGTCACCCAGCCGATCGCCCCGGAGTCCCTGGTCGCCTCAGTGCGCTCTCAGGAGGAGGCGATCGCCGCTGCCAAGGCCACCGAGGCCAAGGCCAAGGCGGACGCTTCGGCTGCGGAGGCGGCAGCCAACAGCCAGGTCTCCCAGAAGGAGGCCGAGCTCAAGGTCGCCCAGATCGAGGCGCAGATCCGAGCTGCGGAGATCCGTAGCTACGGCGGTGCCGAGGCCTGGGCCAAGGCGCAGGCGGTCGCCAAGGGGATCAACCCCTGGCAGCCCACCTACGGCAACGCGCTGGTGAACCCGTGACCGCCGTCGGGGCCAAGGTGATGGCCATGCAGAAGTCCACCGACGTCTCCGTCCACGTGTTCGGCGAGGGCACCTACGTCGGTAACCGCGTTCCGGACGTCAGCCCATTCAAGGAGCTGGGGATCAAGAACCCCTACATCCTGCTCGACGACGGCAAGGGCGTCTGGGGCTTCCAGTGCTGGTGGGGAGACATCGAGGCCGCCAAGAAGGCGATCGGCGACAAGACCGTCTTCCAGGTCACCCTCACCGACGAGGACGAGATCAAGCCCGTCGAGGAGGAGTCGTGAGGACCATCGCGATCCTGCCCTTCGAGCTGGCCCGGCAGGCCGTAGAGACCCAGCAGGCCATCGAGGACGCCGCCAACGGCCTCGGCTTCCTGGTGCGCAGCGAGGTCCGGCTTACCGAGAACACCCGCGACCAGGAGGTCTCGTTGGTCTACAACGGGGACCGCTGGCAGCTGGAGATCCGGGAGGACTCATGAACTGGTTCTGGAGCAGGAAGATGCTGCCCTTCCGGATCGCGTTCTTCGTAGCCCTCGGCTACGCGCTGGCGGAGGTGTTTCTCCCATGAAGCGCCCTCTGTTCACCAGATCGGACATCAAGCGGCTCAAGATCGCCGGTGTCATCTTCGTCATCGGAGCCACCCTGGTGGCCTGCGGTGAGTACCCGCACTCCGAGGAGGGTCAGACCTCCACCAAGAGCGGGGACATCGTCCTGATGCCCACGGGGTTCGCCAAGATCGCCACCACCTGCGACCACGGCAACCGGATCTACCAGACGGCCAGCAACGACGCGATCAGCGTCGTGCCGAACGACCCGACCTGTAAGGAGGCGCTATGAACCACATCGACCCGGAAGGGGTCCTGGAACTAGGTCACTGTCGGACTCGATGTGCCGCCTGTACTCGGGCGCTCGACTCCGGCGAGATGACCGACCGGGAGATGCGCAGCTACGGGCTGGTGCTGCTGGGAACCGGCATCAACCAGCTCTACAACGTCCTGGAGCAGCTTTGAACGAGGAGCGGTCGCAGCGCCGCTTCGAGATGTTCATGCACCTGGCTCTGGGTGCCTGGCTCGTGATCGTCGTCCTGTTCGCCGCTGTGCTAGTGAGGGGGGCATGACCGATGGAGAACTCCAGTTCGTCGCCCTCGTCGCCGTTGTCGCCATCCTCGGCGTCATGGCCTGGGCGCTCACGTGAGCAAGAAGCAGAAGCCCGACGACCTGGTCGACTTCCTGATCGGGATCGTTCTGACGATCTGCATCCTGATCTCGACCGGCTGCATGATCTACCTGGCATTGGAGGCCACATGAGAGATCGCATTCACTCGGTCGCCAAGTACATGGCGGCCATCTTGGGCGGGATCCTCGTGGGTCTCGCCATCGGCAACCTCCTGCTGTGGGAGATGAACCGATGAACCGCCTGGTCAGGTGGTTCGCCGGGATGCCACTTCCGCTGTTGCTAGGGCTGTGCGCCCTGGCCCTGTTCCAGCTCTGCGTGATGATCGCTTTCTTCGTCGCGCCCGACCAGTTCGAGCTGATCGGGCTGCTGTCGATGGTCGGCACGTTGCTGGTCATCTTGGGCTGGGTCGGCGTCATCATCTACGAGGTCGTGACCGGGAAGAAGGTCGGCCGATGAGGGTTATCGCGCCGTTCTTCGCGGTCCTGGCCTCGATCACCACCATGGGCGCGGCAGTAGTCCGCCTGTGGTGGTCCAAGCCCCGGTTCAAGTCCGAGGTGCAGATCAACGACCAGGGCCGGATGACCTCCCAGAACATGGTCCGCCAAGATCCCAAGGCCAAGCCCTGGCTCCAAACAGCCGCCAAATGGTGGCTGATCGTCGTCGTGCTCGGAGGCACGGCGATCTTTTTCATCTGGGTGATCTTCACCCTTATTTCCCTCTCCAACTGAAAGGCAGCCCCATGGGAAACATCGGTGAGGACCCCCACGAGGTCGAGTTCGAGCCCATCGAGGTTCCGGCAACCCAGCCTGAGCCTGCTCCTGCTAAGGAGCCCGTCAAGGAGCCTGAAAAGGTCCCCGCCTAGAAGGGCCAGCCAATGCTGTTCTTCCAACTGTTCGCGGCCCTGGTGGGGGCCTTCCTGTTTTTCTGGTGCTTCATCGCCGTCTGTGCGTTCGCAGCACTAGCCACCGAGAACTGGGTCTTCTTCGGCCTGATCATGGGCGCGTTGATGACCACCAAGTATTTGAGGAGTCGAGCGTGAACCGCGCCACGATCATGAAGACCACCGCTTTCCGCCATCACCTGATGGAAGGAAAGCGGTTTTACGAGGGCTACGTCTACCAAACCAACCGGAAGACGTACCACATCTACACCCCGGAGTACCGGGTCTGGATCGCCAAGGACGGCAGGTGCTTCACGTACTCGCTGACCGAAGTACCCAAGAGCTTCCAGAACCCGACGGGTACCAAGATCACGCCCAAGCAGGTCCGTCCTCCAGCCCACGTGGACGTCCTGCAGCTGCGGGACCGGATCATGAAGGACCTGGGCTTGAAGGACCCGCCCCCGGACCGTGAAGGCGGCCGTCGCAGCACCAAGAAGGCGGCGGTAGCCAAGCAGCCCAAGGAGGTCATCGAGGCCATCCACGAGGCCGCTCAGCGGGCCGGAGAGGGCTCCAAGGGCCCTCAGCTGGTCACCGCGCCTGCGTGGCCTGCAGAGCCCCCTACGGCCACCGACGGGGCTGTTGCCGAGCCCGAGGCCGGGCTGTCCGAGACGGCACCGGCGGACGGCTACGAGGAGACCCAGGACTACGACGTCCTGAAGCTGCTCACAGACCTCTGGAGCCGCTGTGGCGGCTCCGCTGAGGACCTGGAGTGGGCCCGCGAGCAGTTCGTCGAGATCGGCTTCCTGCTGCCGGAGGTGGAGACCGCAGCGGTCATCACCATGCCCGGCGGCGTGACCTTGGACGAGATGGTCGCAGACCTGGAGGCCATGGGCTACAAGGTCCGGCCCGCTTAGACCCAGCACCACCCCACCAAAAGGAAGAGGCAGGAACAGGATGAGTAACTACAAGGTGAACGTCGAGCGGATGGCCGAAGACGAGGCCTTCGACCCGTACCGCGAGACCGGCAAGAAGTGCCAGTACGTCAACCACCGCGGTGGTGACGACGTCCCGGCGATCATCATGGTCGAGGTCGACAACTCCGACTGCTGCAAGACGCAGGCCGACAAGGAGAAGTACCACACCGTCCGGCTGTGCTGGAGGTGCGTCCAGTACGGCTACCGCGACCAGTACTACTGCAAGTGCGAGGACCCCGACAACGGCAAGCACACCGCCGAGGACCTCACCTTCAAGGGCGAGCTGAACAAGGTCTCCTAGGCCTACCCCACCAGCGGCCGCCCTCAGGTCCCGACTGGACCCCGGCCTGGGGGCGGCCTTCCCTTTCGCACCGAAAGGCAAACAATGGAGGACTACTTCTCCCGACACGCGGCCCCGGTATACCCGGGGTACCTGGTGGGGATAAGGGCAATGACGATCACAGCCAGCGGGTACATCCACTCCCCGCAGCAGCACTTCGTGTGGAACCCGACCAATACCAACGTGGCGGGTTGCATCAACTACAACGACGGTGGGCTGCTGGTCCGTCGTCAGGTCCGAGTTGGCCACATGGGCAAGGCGTACACCGAGAAGGGGCTGGTCGACCACAAGGTGGCCATGCAGGAATGCTCCTGTGGGTTCTACGCCTACTTCACCCAGAAGAGGGCCTACACCTACCTGCCGGTCGGCGGGGTCTTCGCGATCGTCAAGGCCTACGGTCGGCTCACCTACGGTGACCAGGGCTTCCGCTCCGAGAAGATGGAGATCCTGGCCCTGGCCTACGACGACGAGGACACCCTCGCGGCGTACGAGGAGAAGCCCGGCGAGCCCAAGATGCCCAGCATGAGGCTGCTGTGGTTCGGGATGTTCGCCGCGGTGTTCCTGCTGGTCTTCGGGCTGGTGCTGACCTTCACCACGGTGCTGCCGTTTCCGATCCCGACCTTGATCTGCTGGTCGGGCACTGTGGTGATGGCCGTGGTGGGCAAGGTCCACAAGCGCCGCTGGAGGAACTACACCAAGGCCAGCAACGGCTACCACAGCATGCAGATGGCGTTCATGGCCGACATCCGGCGACAGTTCCCGCACACCTTCCAGCCGGATGAGTACGCGATGCAGAGGATCAGGAGTAGATATCCTGACCTACCGGTTTACACCTCGGTGGAGGAGGCGTTGGCGGACTTTGAGCTGACCGACCCCAATACCATCACCAAGTGACCAACCTGGAAATGCCTCCCAGGTTGGCCTGAGCGGGAGCGCGATCTTCCGCTGCACCCGTTCGGGGCCCCCTGGTCGTCACTGCCTTCGACCAGGGGGCTTCTTCATGTCCGCAAGGAGAGAAATGGAGCCCCAGTACTGCACCTACCGATCAGACCACTCCAACCGGTTTGCCGTGGTCCTCATGCGCAGCACCTGCCCGTACCACCCGGAGCGCTGCAGCTACTACAAGATCAAGGCCCTGTGCCCAACCTGCCGTGACCACGTCGAGGAGAAGATCAGGGCCAACACCTCGATGCACTGCTCGTACTGCCACCACGAGGGCCGCGTCCGGGACTACTGGGCGATCTTAGGGAGCGTCTGATGAGCATGTTCTGTGAAATCGCAGGTCAGGGCCACCCGGTACGCAACCTGGAACCGATCACCCACTACGTGCGGCACTCGTGTCCGCGGTGTGGGCACATGTCGATCACCGGCATGTGCACCGCCTGCGCCAAGGTCTTCCGGGCCTACATCGACAAGGGCTGGGGTGCCTACACCTGGTGCCCGAAGTGCAAGCGGTCGATGGAGGCGAACCTGGCCTGGACGCTCTACGAGAGCGTGGCGGAGTAATGGCCGTCTACGCCAACAACCCGCTGGGCATGTGCCAGCGGACCACGGTCTGCAACCGGAAGCCAGCAAAGTGGTTGCTGCGCCGGACCTGCGACAAGTGCGACTACTTCCAGGTGCTGGAGATCTGCGACGACTGCAAGGAGTACATCGAGCGTCGCAACAACTTCGCCAGGGAGATGCCGCTGGACCAACGGCCCAGGTGGAGATGCATGGGCTGCCACAAGAACCGCCGTATGCCGGTGGGCATGGACATCCTCGGGAGGGCCTGATGGCCGTACTCGTCAACAACCTCACCATCGTCGGCAACGGGGTCACCTGGACCGCTACCACCAGCGGCAGCGCGGGCGACATCGTCACCGTCATCAGCAAGAAGAAGGAGCCCAGTGAGTTCTGCTACTTCCACGATGCCGTCGGCCAGCCGGGGGTGATCTCGTGCCGGTACCTACGAGTCGACTGCCAAAAGTGCGGCGTCTTCAAGATCGTCTCGGTGTGCGCCCACTGCGCCATGGACGTGGACAGTTACCAGCAGAACACGGGTTCGCGGTCCCGCTGCAAGGACTGCAATGGGGTCAGCGAATCCCGGGTGCTCTGGAAGACCATCGGCGACGTCGCACAGTAAAGGAGCTGGTGATGGCCCAGGTAGTTCGAGGTCAGGAGGCGTTGCCCAAAAAGTGCCACTTCCACGGTGACCCGTCGATCCACCGGGGCACCCACATCATGCGGATCAACTGCTCGTTGTGCGGCGACTACCAGGTCGTCTACGTCTGCGAGCAGTGCACCGCGACGATCCGCAGCTACGAAGGAAAGCCCGAGCTCACCGTCGGGTGCAACAAATGCAACCGACCGCTACAAGTCCAAAACCACTGGACGATCCTAGGAGAAGCGTGACGATGGGAACTCCCAACGACGAGCTCGGCCACATCACCGAGGTCGTCGACGACGACACCAAGGTCGGCCACCTAGTGACCGGCCTCTGCGGGCACATCGGCCCGTGGAAGGGCAAGGACCACAAGCCCGAGGCGATCTGCCCCGACTGCGTCATCGAGCTGATGAAGCAGGTGTACACGCTGCGCAGCGAGAACGCCATGTACCAGGCGCTGATGTTCCCCGAAGGCGGGGTGAAGAAAGAGGAGAAGAGTGAGTAAGACCGACAAGACCCGCCCATGGCGGGTGCAGGCTGTTGAGGGAGACCGCACCGCCCAACCGGTGCACTCCCGCGAGTGTTTGGCAGACCCGAAGAACTGCAACCTGCCCCCGTTGACCGGGCACCACCCGACCTCGATACCGCCGACCATGTTCCGGATCTGGCAGTCCAAGTGGAACGGGATGTTTCACCTAAACCGGGTCCAGTGCTACTGGTCCCCGGACCCGTACATCGGCCTGCACGGCCGGATCAAGAGCGACTGCGGGTGCCAGCTGTGCACCTCGCAGTACTACCGCAGAAGGCAGAACCGACGGGCCCGCCACAAGGCGAAGTCCGCACTCAACAAGGAGCGTTACGAATGAACGACACCGACCTGGCCAAGCTGACCGCCCGCACCGTCCCGGACACCGACGGTGACCTCGTCGAGGTCCTCTTCGGCAACGAGGTGGTCGCCCAGCTGGTTCCCGAGGAGGGGGCCAGCATCGAGGACACCGTGGCCCCGGTGCTGCGGCACATCTTCGACAAGGCCCTGACGGACCTGGGCTATGAGTGAGCACGCCGTCTTGGTCCTGTCCCCGGTAACCCACGCCAAGTGGGTGCCGGAGGCCTACGAGGTGACCGCTGGCTGCGGTCACCAGTGCTGGCTGTCCCCGGGCTCTGAGAAGGCCTTCGTGGACCCGAACATCGACAGCAAGTGCATACCGTGCTTGGGAGGACAACCAGCGATCGTCGCGTCCATCCTGAGCGGGGCAGGCAGGGCCGCGGACCCGCAGGAAGTCGTGCGGGCTCTTAGACGAGAACTGGGCCTTGAGTAAGCAGACCAAGATCCTGTTGGCATTGGGGGTGGCGTACACGGCCACCTGGCTGGTCCCACCCCCAATCCAGCAGGGCACCTGGTGGTTCTCTCTCTACATGGCCATCTGGGGGTTGGAGACCTCCTTGAAAGAGAGGGCAGGCTTGGAGAACACCTAAGGGGAACCAATGGAACCCGCACCTGATCCTTGGCCACCGCAGTGGATGCCCGAGTGGATGAACGACCCGTTCGTTCTCGGCTGCTTTGGGATCATCGCGGTCGCCATCATCGTGATGATCGCGGTCATCGTCTGGAACGACAGAGGAGAGTAAATGAGCGAACTAGGAGAGCAGGTCGTGGCGGCCGCCAACGCATTGGAGGCCTTACGGAACCGGATCGTCGTCACCGATCAGAACGGGTTGCGGTACCGGGTGACCCTCGCCTACGCGGTCGGCCAGCGTACCGACGACCCGGGCATTGTGGTCACCATCCAACGATCGAGGCAACCCGGTGAGTGAGGCAGAGCGGCTGGACCGGGAGACCTTCGACGACTACCTGCGCAAGCAGATGGAAGACCCGGAGTTCATGAAGGGCTACCTGCACGCCCGCAAGGTGATGGACCGGACCTACCAGGTCCTATGTCCTTGGGGGCGGTGCGAGTACTCCATCGACCCGGTGGACAACACCATCGTCACCTCCATCGGCCCACTGGGCTGTGGATGCGACTACTTCCCCGGCTGGAAGTCCAAGTACTACGACGGACTGCCAATGCCGGGGTTCGCTGCGAAGACCTCCGGCCGGTACGCCGGCCGGGTCGCTCGCAAGAAGAAGATGGAGGCCGCGCACGAGCGCTGGCTGGATGAGCTGATCGAGCGTTTCACGTGAAACGGAGGTGAACCGATGAGCCACTGGAACTACCGCGTTACCCGGCGTGAGCTCGCCGGTGAAGTCGAGTTCGCCATCCGGGAGGTCTACTACGGCCCGGAAGGTAAGATCGGCTGGACGGTCAACCCCGCACCGCCTACCGGAGAGAACCTGGACGAGGTTCGTAGTGAGCTCGGCAGGATGCTGGAGGCGACCATGCAGCCGGTCATCGACATCACCGACGAGAACAACCCCAAGGAGGTCGCCTGATGGAGATCATCAAGGTCAAGAAGAAGCGCCTGCTCAAGACGCTGAGAAAGAACCGCAAGGTGCATCGGCAGATGTTCCTGGACGCCCAGGAGGTGTACCGCGAAGAGGTCATCAAGCTGTTGGACTCCCGCCTACAGCGGGCTCGTGAGGGCGGGAAGATCGACATGGCCTTCCGGCTGCCCGAGCCGCAGGACTACACCGAGTCCTACGACACCGCCATCTCGATGGTGGACTGGGCTGAGGGCGACACCATCGACCTCGACGAGCGCAGCTTCGAGCAGTACGTCCTCAATAAGTGGGGCTGGCAAGGTGCTTTCGCGGCCAACACCGCGTCCTACCTGGCCTCATGAAACTCACCGGCTACGACGGGCTGTTCGGCTACGGCGGCAAGTACCACCGATGGGCAATCGCTCGTCGGTTACGTAAACAACGCCAACGAGTACGTCGGCGGAAGGAGATGAAGGACCTGTGAGGCTTTGGAGGCGCAAAAGGCAGCCCCAGTTGGACCCAAGTCCAGAAGCACAGGCAGAGCAGTACCTGCGACCAGGGCACCCGCTCTGGGACCAGCTGATCGCCGAGTCCCGCCTACGGGATCTCGGGGTTCAGGGCTTCGATGAGGACGGCGTCCCCATCGGAGAGAGAGGCAAGGACATGCGCCCGCACCTGCGGGCGCTCATCAATAAGGAGAGAAAAGGCAGATGATCATCGACGAACTGAAGCACGAGATCTACATGGCCCCCGGGCCGAACTTCTACTACGGCGATCTGAACCGGTTTGGGCTCAGATACCCGAAAGAGCTGCACTTCCTATCGGCCAACAACGTGATGCACGCGTCTAACCCGTGCGCCGGAGAGAACGCCATCAAGCTTCCCTGGGCGGTACTGGACGCGCTGTGGTCGCACGGCCGAGACCAGAAGGAGCTCACCCGCGCCATCGGCTGGTGCGAGAAGTGCTGCGTCTTCGAGCTCGCCAAGGCCAAGAAGGTGGCGGCATGACCATCAGCGACCTCGGGACCAGGACCAGAGAGCAGATCGAGCACGCTCAGGACGAACGGCAACGGCGTCTGGACCAGCACCAGAGCCTGGTCGAGCACCACCGCGATCGGCTGATGAAGAAGGCCGTCGAGCTGGTGCTCTGTCCGGTCTGCGAGGCCAAGCCCGGCGAGCCCTGCCAAACGGTCAGGGACGCGTTCCCCTACCAGGGCTACGTCCACGGCAGGCGCAGGAACGTGATCTGGCGCATCTACGTCATGGGGTTGAGCGACGGCATGAATGCCGCACGCCTCGATCTGTCGCTCACGTCGTTCATGGAGGACTGATGCACAAGAAGAGCATCCGCGAGCGCCTGGAGATCGAGTTCAGGCACATCAAGGGCCACTGGGTCTGCTGGCGTCGGGGCTACCACCTCGACGGCGGCACCATCGGCCACTGGGACGACATGCACCGTTGTCGGGACTGCCACGCGGTCAAGGGGCTCTACACGATCCCCAAGAACTCCGGGCAGAAGCGGCCCTGGGGGAAGCCCGCCTGATGCCACTGACCGGCGACATCAAGTTGAACAACTCCACCCTGGTCACCTGGCGGGCGGTACGGCTCTCGAACCGGTCCAACAAGGACGGCCACCTGTACGAGTGGACGGTCACCAAGCGGCAGCTCGGAACCACCCAGAGCGAGCCCACCACCTACAAGGGTCGCTTGCGCCACCCCCGCGAGGAGGGTGCAATAGCCCTGGCTAGGCGGGTGATGGGCTCGGCCATGATCGCCCAGATCGCCAACGAAGAAGGGGTCGAGGAACCATGAGGCAGAGCAGGCTGAAGGCGGTGCCCCCTGTGGACCCCCCAGAGTTCACTGAGGACACCGCCAGAACCATCATCCGGGCTCTGCTCAAGGATTTCGAGCACATCGTCTGGGAGGAACTGGACCGCTCCTACGGGGTGCCACCCACCCCGTGAAGGAGGACCCGGTCGGGTTCTGGTTGGGGATCGTCCTGATCTTCGGCCCGATCGTGTTCATCATCGCCTGCGTCCTGCTGGACGTGGGCGGGTAACCATCCCCGCGCCCCGGGGTCATGGGGCTACAAGATGAAGATCGGCACACCCTGGCCCTTCTTCCGCCTGCACTACTGCGGGTGGGACAAGGAGTGCCAGGCCTTCGTAGGCACCTGGACCTGGGACGACGGCACGGTCCACAGCGAAGGCCCGAACCGTCGCATCAACCTCGGCCTCGGCCGTCACTTCATGTGGATCGACCTGGTCCACTGGGGCGACCGTGGCCGACACTCCCGGTCGCGGGAGGACTACCGGCGTCTCAGACGAGGCCTCAGCAGGTAGTACGCCGTACAGCCCCCGCTCGCCGGTGTTGACCGGGTCCTGGCGGGGGCTGTACGTTGCGTTTGTCGGACGCGCAGGGCTGAGCCTACGGGCTCCCTCTGCGCTGCACAACACCGCAGGAGGTACCAAGCCCAATGAAGGGAAGCCGCGGAGCCGCGATGTCGATCGTGGGTGCCCGCAAGAAGACCAAGAAGGACCTGGCCACCAACGTCCAGTGCCCGCAGTGCAACGCCTGGCCCGGAGACCGGTGCCAGGGCGTAGGTCGGCACAACGTCCACGAGGCCCGGTTCAAGGCCTGGAAGCGCCGTAACGGGCACCGCAGCAACATGCGGGATGCCAAGCGCAGGGAGCGTGCTCCAGTGGAGCAGCCCTCCTTCCTCAAGGGCGTCATGTAGCGCCAGGGCATGGTGCTGACGCCCATACCGCTGAGCCAGGGCCTGGCAGCGGTGCACCGGAACACCAGCGTGGAGCGAACCGGCCTGTGGCACTCACTGGGCCTAACTTCCCTGTAGCGAGCTCTAGGGCTGTTGATGCCAATGAGTTGCTGCGCCCAAAAAGAACAGGCTCCGAAGGAGTCCGAGGCCACCACGGTGGCCACCAGCACCAAGGAGTTCGATGACGACCCAGTACCTCGAACCGTTCGGAGCGTGCTCGCACTTCTCCGAGACCCCCAGAGAAAAGCAGTACGTAGTCCTCCACCCGAAGCCCGACTTCACCGGGGACTGCGAGAAGGTCTTCCTCGCCTGCGACATGTGCAGGTTACGGCTCATCGCCAAGGTCACCCAACAGTTCAACGACTTCCAGAACGGAGAACAGTGCGACGTTATGCAGTGCATGGCCGAGCACCTGTTCCCCTCCTTCAACCAGTACACGGCACCCATGGCCGACTACGTAGACCTCTCCGACATTCCAACCGACATCCAAGGAGAACCGACATGACCTCGATCCCCGGCATCGACGAGCTCACCCACGAGGGTCTGGACTTCGACACCATCACCATGGAGGACTTCGACGAGTCCGTTCCGTGCGACGTGCGCAAGAAGCGCTGCAAGAGCCACCACAAGGAACCGGCCACCTGGCTTGGTTCTCATGTCGGTGCGCAGAGCGGGTGCACCATCCTGCTTTGTGAGCCCTGCGTGATCTACATCCAGGGCTGGATCGCACACTGCTGTGTGCACCACGGTTTGAACGGCTTCGCGTGTGCGATCTGCCACCGGAGCAACATGAACTACAAGGAGATCATCACCCGCAAGCTGTAGCCCCGGTTCATTGGCCGGGGCTTTCCCTATGCCCGAAAGGCAACGCACATGGCGAGCATTGATTGGCACGACGACGCCAAGGAGTACGCGCAGTCCTATGGGCTCACCCCGGACGACGTTGAACTGATTGTCACCAACAAGACCAACCCGCAGTTAGACCCACGCTCCCACGAGGTCGGTCACCTGATCGTGAGGTATCGAGCAGGAGACGTCATCGTGGTCGTGGGCTACCGGGAGCCAAAGCGCCCGGTGATCATGAGCGTGATGGTTGACCACCATCACGAGTCAAGGGCAGGCAGCAAAGCGCCTGGTGGTGCCGGGAAGACCGGTCCCACCACGATGAAGGCGCTGGTCAAGCGGATCCTCGATCACGGCTACCGAGTCGAGATGGGCGGATCCCACTACCGCGTGGTGGACAAGGTCACCGGCGAGTTCCTGATGAGCTTGCCGGTCACCCCGTCTGATCACCGGTCCATCCCCAACGCCTGGTCCTCCTTCCTGAAGAAGGATGCTCAGGCAAAGCGAATGAGAGGCAAAGCATCGTGATCAACCAGAACAGCCTGCACGGCAGGTTCAACCAGCTCGAAGTCGGTGACCGGGCACGGGTCCAGCTCTTCGACGAGACGATGATGGAGGGCCGGATCACCGGCATCGAACCGATGCAGGAAGGCCACCGTTCGATCCACAACGGCGGGGTCTACGTCTCGCGCTACTGGGTGCCCTGGGAGAACATCCGGTTCATCACCATCTTGTCCCGGCCCACGGCCGAGGAGAAGTTCCGCGACGAGGTCGGTGACCAGATCGCCAAGATGGCTGCCAGCCTGACCGGTGCTCGGGTCACCGAGTCCTTCACCTCGGTGGCCCGGATGGTGATCAAGATGGTCCGTGACCACGACGCCGAGGAGCAGCGCAAGGCCAATGAGGTGCAGGAGCGGGTGATCCACGGTGGCAGCTCTGAGGTGTCCTCGGTGATCGCCAAGGACTCCGGGGACTACACCATCGACTCCGGTGAGCGCCCGATCGACGCCGGGATGCACCCGATCGGCTCCGCGGAGGCGGCCAAGCCGATGCACCAGGACCGCGAAGACGGTGACCGTGTCCCCCGATGACGAGGCGGTCACCATCGAGGACCTGAACAACATGATCTGTCCGCAGTGCCAGACCGGTAACCACACCGACTGCGACGGCACCACCTACGACCGGATCATCGACCGTCGGGTGACCTGCGTGTGCAACTACCTGGACCACCAAGTCGAGAGGAAGAACTGATGGCCGAGGAAGAGAACCTGGAGGAGGAGGTCAGCCTGGAGATGACGTTGATCTCCAAGATGACCGACGTGGTGCAGCGGATGGCCGTGCTGCAGGAGGTGACCTTGGGGTTGCTCCAGATCACCACCGAGCGGATCGAGGCGGTCGAGACCTTCCAGCGCGGTCTGTCCTTCGAGGACATGGTCGACGGCAAGGTCCCGCCGCAGGGGATGACCAGCGACCAGCGGGAGCGGCTCCTGAAGCTCCAGGAACAGCTCTCTGAGCGCACCCCAGACCTTCCGCATGGCATCTGATGCGCGGGTCATCGCCGTGCCCGTCACGGCGTCCTGTGGACCTGTGGATCGACCCCGTGACCGAGAAGGCGCGGGGTCGATGCGGCTGCGGGTACGAGGGCTGGGTCTCCAAGAACGGTCACCTGTACACCCACCACCGCGAGGTCCCCGGCTTCGCGATGGCCGGGCTGACCCGCTACGAGCCCTCCTACACCCTGGAGATCACCGTGATCTGCCAGGAGTGCGGGGTGCTCGTGCTCGACACCGACGTCCACGACGACTGGCACAACACCGTCGTCGAGGACCTGAACGCAATCCGAAAGGAGCTCCATGACCGTCCGGTACCAGACCGCGAACTCGCTCTACGAAGTGGACGAGCGACTTCGCCGGATCCGCCGCCTGAGCGGGGTCAACGACCCGACCCCCCGAGTGGGAGTTGATGGCGAGTGGAGGCCGTATCAAGCACTCGCACAGACCGAGATCGGCCTGGTCATCCTGTGGCCGTGGATCAATCCAAACGGCACGTTGCCCACCACTATCACCTCCCCGGTAGTGGCGGTGACCTGGAACCAACCCGCAGAGCCAGCCGAACTTGGAAGATGATCCGGATCCGGAGGCACTACACGTTCCCGCCTTTCCGATGGCGGGTCTCGTGTCGCTTGTGTGGGAGCTGGGCGGACTACGCCTACCGACACCTCGACGCGGTTACCTCCGCGTGGCAGCACATCAAGAGGCACCAGGTGGAAGCCCTGGAGCGGGAGATAAGGAGTATGAGGTGATCGAGATCTTCGACCACGTGTGGGTGTTCCCCTCGAAGGTCGAGGGTGTGTACCTGCGCGAACTACGAGGCAGTGAACCGATCACGGTGGTGCTGATGACCTCCCACGAGATCCGCCTTCCCGGGGACCACGTGGAGTCGATCAAAGGACTGCTTGAAGGTCTGACACAACCGTGATACAATAGAAGCACAACGCGGGAATAACCGCCTGTGAGTCGCCACGAGAGTGCGGCCCACCGACCCGCTTGTAACCGTTTCGCTCAAAGGCTCCCCGAGCAGCTAGTGAGTGAAGCAGAGGAGAAGTCCTTCCAGAGATACTCCGCGAAAGGCCCCCGGCCAACTCAACCCAATGAGTGAACCGGGGGCCTTTTCTACGTTCAAAAGGAGAGCGTACGCAATGTGCTTGACCTGCCTGGATAACCCCAACGAGTTCCGGGAACACATCCGGGATCTGATCTACAAGGAGTACGCAAAGCCCGGCCTGGTACGAACCAACGAGGACATCGAGGGCTTTGCTGCCTCGGTGGCCTACCTGGTCGAGAACCGAGAGGAGCACGATTACACCGACGCCGAGATCGAGGAGTTCATCGCCATCCTGGCGAGGATGACCGCGGCCGAGACCGACGAGGAGCGCAACGCGGCGATCGAGGAGTTCAAGAACGCCATGCGGGTCAACCCCGAGAGCATGACCGACCTGATGGACTTCAACTTCGACCCGCTGCGTGGTCCTACCAACGACACGATCATGGATGACCTCAAGGCCTTTCCCGACGCTGCGCTGCACGAGCAGTTCCTGCGGGCCATCCAGCACACGTACTACTACCACGAGACCAGGCCCGAGTACATGAACATCATGCTCGGGCAGAAGTTCATCGACGCGATCGGTAACCGGATGGCGCGCTACGCCGACGGTGCGATGGCCGAGATGGACGACTTCAAGGCAGCTTTCCTGGTCCTGGACCCCAACGACGCCCGGTTCGCGATGGCCACCATCATGACCGGGGTCTACATCGAGGCCCTGTTCGCCGGTTACTACGCCGGTGCTCGGGGCCAGGACTGCGCAATGTGGTTTACCCACGACCTGGGACCGATCGGTCGCCAGGACACCCGAGACCCCGAGGAGAAGATCCCCGAGGTGATCACCCGGATCCTGCAGAACATGATCCCGCCCGACATGCCCACCCCCGACGACGAGGACGACTCATGACCACTTCCATCACCGAACCCCTGCGCCTGGCCGTCGGATCCCACCTGAGGGGATCCGGCTACGGCTGCGCGATGAACGTGATCGCCTGGGAGACCGGCGACCCGGACATCTCCGACCTGCCCGCCTGCTCCGACAAGTTCCTGGCCCGGATGATTCACGGGGTCAACGACTCGCTGTGCAAGCACACCGAGCTGAAGACCTACGAGATCTCCACCGGGCCTGGCGAGGATGACCCTGTCGTCCAGCGTGAGGCCCGGCTGCTCTGCCCGGCCTGCTCGATGAAGGCCCTGGACCTGGCCCACCGCACCGTGGGCACCTACCTGGTCGGCAACGGTGGCCTGGAGGTCTGGATGCAGATCCTCACCGACCGGCTGGTCAACAACGTCCGGCACTGGGAGCGGCTGCGCCGTCGTGGTGAGCGCGACGCCAAGATCTTCATGGCCAGGGAGACGATCAAGGCCTGTCAGGAGGTGATCGCCGCCAAGGACCAGATCAACCGGCAGAATCTGCTCCGTGACGCTCAGGAGCGGGTCTGGAAGGCCCGGGAGGCGGCCACCATGGCCTACGCGCCCAAGGTGCCTTCTGAGGTCTTCGAGATGGCCAGCTGCTTCGACACCTTCCTGGACGACGAGTTCGACGCGGACTTCCTGTTCGCCCGGGACGAGCAGGGCAAGGAGATCCAGCACCGGATGCTGCTGTCCCAGGCGCACCGGATCATCGACCGTTTCGAGGAGCTCGCGGACCTGAAGGCCCCCGAGGTCGATTTCGCGGCGGTCGAGCGGGCCTTCCTGGAGATGTCGAAGGTCGACGCCTAAGGAGGCAAAAAGGGGGCAAAAAGGGGCCAAATAGTTGGTAAAAGGCTCAAAAATGCCCTATAATAGAAGGAGCGGGCGGAGCTGTGTCCTGCGAGAGACGCACACGGCTCCGCCCGCTTTTTCATGCCCACCACCAGAAAGGACACTGCACCGTGTCTACTACCGCGCTTCAGAACGTGCGCCGCAACACCGACATCTCGATCCTGTGCTCCAACCACATGAGCGCAACGGTCGACACGGCCTCCGGGTCGCGCTACACCGTGATCGCCCGGCCCAACGTCGGCGTCGTGCTCATCCACGACGACAAAGGTTGGGCCCGCAAGGCGGCCAGGATCCAGGTCATCAGAGGACGGATGTTCCTGTTCGATGCGAACGGTCAGGTGGTTGCTTCCACCACCGTGGTCACGAACATCTTCATCATGTCCAACTGAGCACCACCGGGGCCCCAGCAACCGCTGGGGCCCCTTCTGCTGTACCCACCAGAAAGGCAGTACCACCATGAAGATCGCCCACGCCGAGGTCCTCGGCTCGTACACCGACATCCAGTGCCCGACCTGCAGCGTTGCTGTGGGCGTCAAGTGCAAGGGCGTCGGCACCGACGTCGTGCACGCCACCCGTTGGAACCTGGCCAACACCTTGGTCCACCTTCACCCGGAGCTATCCGGGGTGGTTCGGTACTTCCTGAACCAGCCGGAGGACGTGCTGCCGATGCAGGCCACCGCCAAGGTGGTGGCCGCGACCAACCAGGACCTGGCCAGCCGGGCCCTGGCTCGGATGGTCGAGGTTCAGCAGCGCAAGATCGCTGAGCTCTACTCGTCCTTGATGCAGGCCGAGGACGACAGCAGCCCGCGCCTGCGGGCCGTCTGAGAGGGAGCTATGGCCGACACCAAGGCAGACGTCGAGATCAAGCCCATCTACGGGCAGTGTCTCGGCTGCCGGGCCATTGAGGTCCGGCTCAACAACGTCGTGCGGTACGTCGATCTCGCTTACATGGGCGAGTCCAGCGCGTACCCGCAGGGCTACGGTTGCGAACTCTGCGACTGAAGTAGTACCCGGGGCCTCCTGGCATTAGGAGGCCCCACTGTTGTGCACCCAACACCAACCAGAAGAAAGAGACACCAACCGTCATGAAGCTCCACCTCCGCGACTTCGTTACCAACGTCGCCGCTGCAACCGCTGACCTCGACGTGCTCGACCGCACCGCGAAGGCGCGGATCGGCACCAACATCGCCGCCATCCCGGCGGTCATCCTGTCCGTGAAGGCCATGCGCGAGTTCGGCTTCAAGGGCTCGTTCAAGTTCGGCAACACGATGACCACCATGCGTGGCAACAAGATCTCCACGACGATCTACCTGCTCGGTCTGGGCTACGCCACCTACCAGACGGGCATGAAGATCCGCGAGGCGGTCAAGGAGAGCAAGCAGGACTCCTACGACCTCGGTGCTTCCCGCACCGAGCTGTGGGCCGCACACCTGGCCGAGGGTGACGTCACCGTCTTCGACCGCCTGGTCCAGGTCCGGGAGGAGGCCATGGCGCTGGTCAAGGCCAACGGGCTGGAGCTCAAGCCGGGTGCGGACTCCCCGTACTTCGACGTCAAGCTGGCCCGCGAGGAGCTGGAGACGATGTCCCAGACCGAGCTGGAGGAGCTGGAGACCGTCCTGAACCGACGGATCATGGCCATCCTGGACACCGGCGAGGAGCACGACGACGAGGAGGCCTTCCTGCACGCCTCACTGGTCGTCCTGGAGGAGGTGCTGGACCACCGGTTCCTGTACGTCGAGCCGATGGAGAAGGCTCGCACGGAGACCATGCAGCGGCACCCGTCCGCTCAGCACACCGGCCTGCGGGACCGGGCCTTCAACGCCGGGGCGTCCACCACGGTGGAGGACCTGATCGGCAAGGACATGATGGACCTGGCCAAGTCGGACCCGATCGCCATCTCGATGATGAAGCGGGTGATGGGCGATCTGGTGTCCACTCTCCCGGTCTACCTGGTCGAGGTCGACCGGTACGGCAAGGGCGAGCAGATCGGCATGCACCTGCTGCAGCTGAACGTCGAGGGTGACGCAGGTCCCGGTCGGATCTGCCGGACCCTGGGTCTGTTCGACCCCAACCAGTCGCAGGAGGCGGTCCAGTACTTCGATGCACTGCAGGGCGACTTCTCTCCCGCCCTGAAGTTCTCCGAGACCGAGCAGGACCTGCAGAGCCTCATCCGGGCTTCGGTCATCCCGCTGGAGTGGAAGTCGATGACCGACGACGAGCTCGACGAGCTGGTCAGGGCTCACTACGGCCACGAGGCGGTCTGAGGTGGCCAACCGCTTCCCGCCGACGCATCGGGAGCTCACCAGGAGCGCTCAGCTGAGCCCGAAGCAGCGCACGGTGAAGAAGATCAACGACCGGCGTGCCAACCAGCACGCGTTCGTCCCGGGCAATGGGCACCCGCACCTGTGTGCTCACTGCAACGCCGAGATGGGCGACCTGTACAACAACCGCCGTATCCACCCCACCCAGGAAGGCAGCACCGAATGAACAGCGACGTCTTTTCCCGAGCCCTCTCCGACAACACTGCGGAGTCCCATGTCGAGCTGACGCCCGACCAGATCAAGGCCGCGCTCATCGAGCGCGAGCAGTTCCGCATCGAGAACGCCCTGCTCCGGATGGCGATCAACCGAGCAGGGGGTGACAACCAGCGACTGGGTCTGTTCCTGGAGGAGATCCACATCCTGGCCATCGAGCAGTCCCCGGCGATCCGGGAGCTGGTCAAGGACGACATCCTGATCCCGATCAACGGGTCGCAGATGTCCGAGGAGGAGTTCACCGAACGGCTCAACGCGATCCGAGCCGGTGACGACGGCTCCTACAAGGCCCGGCATGCCGCGCTCTTCGAGACCGTCGTGCTGACTCCGGTGCCCGAACCGTCGGGCGACGTCCCGGCTCGGCCGTACCGCAACCCCGCCGACGCCGTCGCCGCCCTGGCTGAGATCGGCAAGGCGTAGCTCGTGGCCGTGCACCCGGACTGCGAGCACAAGCACATCATCGTCATGGAGGACCGGATCTGGTGCAAGGTCTGTGCTTCCTTCCTCCCGAGCGACTTTGCTCCTCAAGTCGAGCGGGACCTCCTCGCGGTAGCCGATTCCACCGGCGTTCTCCGCTGACGGACGACTGGCTCCGGCTCTCCTTCTGGTGGGGGAGGACCGGGGCCTTTCGCCTGCCATGCAGGAAATCAGTGCCCCATCACCAAACGCAGTGCCCAACCACCGCAGTAAACCAACCAACCACGCAGAAAGCAGACAACCATGAACATGCTTCGAGCATTCAGAGAAAGCCTCGCCGCGGGCTTCAACATCACCACGGCGTCCGCTGCCAGAACGGCCGCCGCCGCCCAGGCCGCTGCTGTCAACAGCGCCGAGGCCGCCCAGGCCGCAGCGGGTCACGCCGTTGAGGTCACCAAGGCCAGCGCTGCTGACGCCGCCACCTGGGTCGAGGCCAGCGCCAACTACAGCGCTGCCATGGCCCCGGACACGATCCGCACCATGGCCCCCAAGGTCGGTACCGCCCTCCTGCGCGGGATCGGCTACAACATCTTGCTGTTGGAGGCCGTCGACATCCTGCAGAACGTGATCGACAAGGCGCGTCGCGGGAACGACATCCAGCGGCTGCACAGCGAGCTGATCATGAACGGCACCATCAACGGTGGTGCTAAGGCCGCTGCCCACGAGCAGCGGGTCAAGCACAACGAGCTGGTCAGTGAGCTGGAGCGCCTTCAGCGCACTCCGCAGCGCCGTTCCTTCGGCCAGTGGCTGGTTGACCTTCCGCACCGGATGTGGCGTCGCCTCAAGCGTGCCGTCATCTGGGAGGCAGGTTGGTGGACGGCGATCCTGACCTCACCGGCATGGGTTCTCGCCGGTGCTGTTGGGCTTGCCTGGAACCTCGGTGTCCTTGGTGTGGCCGTCTTCCGCGACCTCGCCTTCAAGAAGGACACCGACATCTTCGCTGCGACCTCCGGGGTCAACGCGATGACCAACTGGGTCTTCCGGCACACCCTGGCCGTCGGCTGGAACATGATGCTGCACGCAGCGTCCATGCGCCTGCACAACGCCAAGGCGTACTCCTCCGAGGACCAGTTCCCGGAGATCAAGGCCGCTCACGACGTCGTCTTCGAGGGCATCGTCGCCGAGAAGGCGGCGGACTTCGAGGAGACCAACGGCACGCCGATCGACAAGGATGCCCGGCTCAAGCTGGGCGTCAAGGGCAAGGACGAGGCGTACCGACTGGGTGCGCTGATGGCCACCCAGATCAACAGCGAGCTGGCTGACGTGATCCGTAAGCAGCACGCGATCGCACAGGCTCCGTACTGGGTCGAGAAGTTCGTCGACCCGAACATCGCCGGTGCGGTTCAGCGCGGGATGCGGGACGCCACCCCGTTCGTCTACCGAGACCTCGCTCAGGTGTTCTGATGACCGCCGTCGAGGACAAGCACCGCGGTAACGGGACCATTGTGGTCTCGATGCCGACGATGCGGCAGTGGCACGCAGGTGACCCACAGCCGCCACGCGGGTCCATCGTCATGGTCTCTTCCCCCACTGGTACCGCAGCCCAGCGGTTCTACAACGACGGGCTGTGGCACCTCACCACCGGCGAGGTCTGCGACTTCGACGGCCTGCACGTGCGGCACGACGGCCGTCGTCGCAAGGTCTACCTGGTGTGGGAGGCGGCCGAGGAGAAGGACCGATGAGCTTGGAGGATCCGAGCCTCCGAGAGTAAGGCCCTACCCGGGGCAACAAAGGTGTGCGGGGGCTCCTGCAGGGGGGCCCCCGCACATCGGTGAGGAGAGAAGGAGAGTGACAGCAGACGCACAAAGAACAGTCCGTCAGGTCACCCTGGTCGTGGAGACCGTGGGCATGTCCGCCACCGAGCATGATCGGCGGGTGCGTTGGGCCGAAAGCAACCTGCTCAACGCCAACGGGAACGTCGCGGGGGCTTACGTCGCCGTGATCGTGACCGATACCGAAGGCGGTCCGGAGGTACGCCACTCCGGCACCGGAGTCCCCACGGACTCCACCCGCGCTCTGATCGATGAGCTGCGGGCATCGTGATCGACCCTGATCACATCGACCTGGAGATCTCCAGGGTGGTCGTTGACCCTGAGGCCTGGGAAGGCCGCAGTGAGGATGAGCAGGTCTCCAACCTGCACACCATGGCCTGCATGGCCGCTCACCACGAGTGGACCGCGCAGTTCGCCTTCGTCTTCATGCTGGACGAAGGATTCATCGACCACGTGAGCATGGGGGTAACGGACACCACCCCCGCTGACTTCTTCGACATCCCGATTACCGAGTTCGTCAGATTCCATGGCGGCAAAGTCCTGGCAGTATCCATTCACCTCGGTGCTTATGCCGGGGAGATACAGGAAGACGGTACGAAGGTTCGGAAGAAGGAGTCCAAGTACGTCATCACGATCTCGGCGGATAACAACATCGTCATCTCCCGCATGGAGCGAGACGTGGAGACGAACATCCCGGACAACGATGGAAAGTGGACAACCTCCCTCCTTGATCAGGTGGATATGAGGATGTTCGGCGACATCACGCGCATGTGCCGGGATATCCAGCAAGAAATCGAAACACAACGCAAGAGGAGACAACCAAATGGCTGATGGCGGATACCCCCAGACCGTTCGCGTTACCGCGGACATCCGCACGCTCGACCCCGAGGAGCTCGTGGACACCCTTCGCAAGCAGGGTGACAACCTCGGTGACCACATGGTCGCCGTGGTGCTGCCCGCGATGGGGTTCGAGGGCAAGGCCCAGGCCGGTGGATCGCACATCCACCAGCACGAGGAGGACGACCGGGACTGCGCGTCGATGAAGTCGATGCCGCGCATGTACCGCAAGGACGGCCAGGACGAGCTCTGACGTCCTGAACCACCAGCACCACCAGCACAACCAGTAGCACTCTCACAAAGGCCTCCGGTATCCGACCGGGGGCTTTCCTGATGGACCAACAGGGAAAGAGAAACACTGTGGCAACTCGCACCGCCGACCCGGCTGGCAAGCCCTTCCGCGACGTGAACTCCAAGGAGTTCCGGCAGCACCTGCTGGAGCTCCTCGCCGAGTACAACGGCGACACGTTCTCCGCGGACCAGGGCGTGGCCTACCACGTCGACCCGCCCAACAAGATCTCCCTCCCGGAGGGGATGACACCGGCACAGGGATCCAAGGCCCTGTCCGACGTGGCGATCGCGCTCGACCAGAAGGAGACCTTCCAGCGCGTGTTCAAGTACCGGCCCTGGGACGGCGCGTTCGCGCTGGTCCAGGTCCTGTCCAAGTTCTTCGGCACCACCGGTCGGGGGGTGCCGATCCGTACCATGTTCGGCTCCACCCCGCCCAAGCAGGTGGAGGTGGAGATCTCTCTCACGGAAACGGTCCAGGTTCCGTGGGGTCACATCGAGTTCAGCCCCTTCGAGGGCCTGCTCATGCTCGGGGTTTCACAGGACTCCGAGTACGGGATGCTCTTCGAGCTCTCCATCAGCTGCCCCAAGCGGTACGGGGCCAGCGTGGCCGGGTTCTTCAAGATGATCCAGCGTGAGCTGGAGGAGCACAGCATCTACAAGGGCAAGTCCGTGCGCACGTCCAAGTCCGCCGATGGGATCGACGAGATCCGCTTCATCGGCACCGCCCAGGACCAGACCATCGTCTACAACGAGGCGGTCATGGGTGCCCTGGAGAACACCGTCTGGGGTGTCATCCGCAACGCCGACATCCTGGCGGCCGACAACCGCAAGGTGAACAACCGGGTCCTGCTCCACGGCCCGTACGGCACTGGCAAGTCCGAGTGCGGGAAGATCACCGGAAGCGTGGCCAACGCCAACGGGTGGACCTTCTTCAAGTTCGAGTCCAACAAGGGCACGCTCGACGACCTCGACCGCACCATCGCCACAGCGCGGCTCTACCAGCCGTCGGTGGTCATGATCGAGGACATCGACACCTACGCCTCCAACGAGGACCCGCAGTACCAGAGCCGTCTGAGCAACATGTTCGACGGTCTCGGGTCCAAGGAGGACAAGGTCATGCTCCTGATGACCTCCAACCGGGCTGCCGAGTTCTCCAAGGGCATGCTCCGGGCCGGACGCATCGATCGGATGATCGAGATCGGTGCGCTGGATCGGGAGGCGACGGAGGAGATGATCCGCCGGGTGGTCGGCAAGGACCGCCTGGAGGACGACATCGACTACACCGAGGTGCACACGGCGCTGGAGGGCTTCGAGCCCGCCTTCGTCCGGCAGACGTTCGACCAGGCCGCGACCGCGGCTCTGATCCGGGCGGCGGACAGCGGAGCCAAGGACCCGAGGAAGTTCAAGCTCGGGACCAAGGACTTCGTAAACGCGGCCAACATCCTGCGTCCGCAGCACCTGATGCACTCCGAGAAGAGCGACGACCGGACCCGCGACAGCCTGTCCACGGTTCTCAAGGACACGATCGTCGACGCCATGGCCGGTCACACCACTGGTCAGGCCACGCTGAAGGGCGACGGGATCACCCTCAAGGGCGAGATCGTCACCGTTCGCAACGAGGTTGTCCGGGTCTGACCCGGTAGATCTCCTCAGGACTCCCGCCGTCCCCTCCCTCACTACGTCCGGGGAGGGGACGGCGCGGGTCCATCCGCCTCATCCCCTGCAAGGAAGTGGTACGTGAGAAAGCTGCTGAACACCCTGGCAAACGCAGCCAAGATCCTGCTGATCGCGCTCACCGCGTCGGCCGGTCGGATCGCCCGATCACAAGGGAAGGGGGTGTTCGAAACCGCGCTACAAAACGCGGTACGTGAGATCGCTGAAAGCTACGTAAGGAGCGTGAGAGCGTAATGGCCAACGCCGAGCACTTCACTCGGGTCCACAAGTACTACTGCAACAGCTGTGACTGCTACTTCGAAGAGTCAGAAGGTCCTCGCAAGGGCCATTACTTCGTTACCTCGAATGGGTATCGCGATGACGATGGCGATACCTTCCTCGCGGGCGAGACCAAGATCCTGGTCGGAGTTCCAACCTGGGCCTGTCACAACGAGGACAGCACCTGTTTCCTTGACCAAGGGGACTGGACCATGATCGAGTGCTCGGGCTACCGGTGTACCTCCTGTGGTCAGGAGTTCACCTACGACAACGACCACTGCTCAGCACATCAGTTCGGCACAGGAGCCGACGGCCGTAAGGGCGCTGAGCACGCAGCTAACCACTGCTGCACCGCCGGGCGTAACGCGCCCGTCAATGGCGGCGACCTTGCCGCGATGGCCCAGCCCAAGGCGAAGACCGAGAAGGTCACCGTCCTGGATTTCTGAGCCCACGGAGGACAGTACCCATCGGGCCAGCAGTACCGGCCCTATCCCTCCCCGCGCCCACCTCCGGGGCGCGAGGGAGGGCTTACTGACCATTTTTGCGTTTGGGTGGGGTGTACTATGTCCCCATGGGAGTCAAAGTACACAAGCTGACCAACAAGGACTTCGAGGCCCTCACCGCGGTGTGCGCGGTGGATGGGCCGGTGAAGATCAAGGTCTACGGGAACACCTACCGGTGTGACGTGGCCTATCGAGCCCACCAGCAGCGGATGAACCGTGACCGCGCTGGCAACACCTTCAAGGACCACAAGACCAACACCTGCGTGCGCTGCGGCTTCGTGGGTGACCTGTGTCAGATGGACCTGGACCATATCAACGGCGACCGGTCTGACCACCGTGCCGAGAACCTACAGACCCTCTGCTCCAACTGTCACCGACTGAAGTCGTACCGCCCTGCCCTCTATGCCCCCGTCCTCGCGGACGGGGGCTCCTGAAAATATTCGTGTTTCTGGACCTTTATGCCCCCGCTTCGGCGGGGGCTTCTGGTCCTATTTTTGTGTCAAAATCCAAAACGTTTTTCAGGTGCCTCGCCTGCGGGTGGAGGATGGTCGCATGACCTGGTACGGCACTGGTCGGCTCCGCAAGGGCGCGGTCCACGCTCACCCTGACTGCCCCAAGCTGCACGACGGACGCGTCCGCCCTGTTCGTGAGCTCGACGACACCTACTTCCGGGTCACCTACCTGTGCAAGACCTGCTTCTCCGGCCAGATCTCCTCGGTCCATGCCCGCTGTACCACCTGTGGGCACAAGACCACCTGGCCATGCCCGCACAACGGGGGAGTGCAGGTCCAGGGCAGGACCCGGATGGTCTGGGTGTGGCCCGAGGATGTGGCCGTTCGGACCATTGTCAACCCTAGGCAACTCTGCTAGGTTCGCCAGACGCTCTGAACCTGGAAGGACCCCCGCATGGCACGGACGACTCCTGAAACGCTGCTCATTTCCGCCATCGTCAACAGCAACGACCCCGGTCTGGGGGAGTCCTACGGGCTGCGGCCCGAGCACTTCACCGGCCACCGCAACGAGTACGAGTGGGTGCTGACCAACTACCGGCAGTACGGCACCTGTCCGTCCGGCTCCCAACTCCTGGCCGCCTTCCCGGCCTTCCCGTACGCGGCCGACCACGCCTCAGCAGGCTGGCCCGCCCGGGAGATCCGGATGAAGTTCGACCGCCGCAAGATGCAGCAACGGCTGCGTGACGCCACCATGGCCCTGGACCGCGACGACGTGGAGGGGGCCTACAAGCTCTTCGAGAACTGCAAGATGAACGTGGTATCCCCCAAGCCCGGCAACGCCCTGGTCGACTACGCCTTCCTGGACGGCTACGAGGACGTGCGAGAGCCCCGGATCCCGGTCCCCTGGGACTCGCTGGAGACCCGGACCAACGGCATCGGTGCCGGTGAGCTGTGGTACTTCGCCGCCCGGCAGGGCCACGGCAAGTCCTCCTTCCTGCTCGACATGGCTGCCGAGGCGGCGGTGCACGGCAAGAGCGTGGTCTTCTACTCGCTGGAGATGACCCGCAGGCAGGCCCAGGTCCGTCTGCACGCTGCGCTGGGTCGTCGCCTCGGGCACAAGGTCGATGCCAACGCGATGCTGCGCCGGACCTGGCCGCACGCCGACTACAAGCACTTGCTGCAGTCCATCGAGGAGCAGGTCCCCGGCTCGGTGCACATCCACGAGATGTCCATGGGGCTGGTCACCCCGGGCCTGGTGAACAGCCACGCAGGTGACTTCGACCTGTCCGTGATCGACTACGTCGGGCTGATGCGCAACGACGAGGGCCTGCCTGCGATCAAGGACTACCGGATCATCGCCGAGATCTCCAACGGGCTGAAAGCCACCTGTCTGGCCAAGTACCACCCGATCATCGCCGCCTCCCAGATCAACCGGGATGGAGTGAGCGTGCGGTGGCGTCCGCCAGCCCTGCACACCCTGGCCCAGAGCGACCACCTGGGCAACGACGGCGACGTGGTGATCACCATGAAGCGTTTCGGCAAGGGCGCTGCGGTGTCCTCCATCGAGAAGAACCGGCACGGGTCCTCCGGTGACCTGTTCTTCAACCTCTACGACGCCAACCACGGCGACTTCCGCGAGATCACCAAGGACGAGGCGGAGGAGATCAAGGACAGGGACGAGGACGGGCTATGACCACCGACGACACCCAGGACCTCTTCACCGAGGAAGAAATCGCTGACATCCGGGCCGCCGCGGAGGAGCATCATCAACGAGTCCAGGACCTGATCCGTCAGGCCGTGCTGGACAAGGTCGTGGCATGAGCTACGGCTCACTTGCTGAGGCGATGGTCTACGGCCAGGGGGTGGAACGGCAGTTCAGGTGCCATGTGCACGGGGACACCAACCCCTCGGCAAGCGTTAACTCGATGACCGGACTGTGGTTCTGCTACGCGTGCGGAGCCAAGGGGAAGTACCTGGTCTCCGAGCTCACTCCGGCTCAGGCCACCGCCTCGGTCCGTTCCATGCTGGATCGGATGGAGGAGGACGTGCGAACGCTGCCGGAGTCCTACCTGGACTTCTACGACGTGCTGGGACCGGGGGAGTACTGGCTCTCCCGGTTCAACCGAGCGCTGTGCCGGGTCCACCGGCTCGGGGTGGACATGACCGGGCAGTTTGCCACCATCCCGGTGCGGGACCCGGCTGGGGAGCTGCACGGGGTGATCCGTCGAGATCTGCTCTCTCGGCACGGGCCCAAGTACCGCTACCCGGTCAACGTGCCGATCTCCCGCTTCCTGTACAACGTGCACCGGGCAGAGGGGGACGTCCTGATCCTCACAGAGGGGGCTACGGACGCGATCGCAGCCGAGGAGGCCGGATGGCCCTCCGCGGTCGCCTCGTTCCGTAACGGGCTCTCACGGGCTCAGGCGGACCTGATCCGGGCCTACGACCCGGAGGTGCTGCTGGTCGCCTACGACCAGGACGACGCGGGCCACGCGGGCACCGAGCAGGTCCGCAAGGTGCTGCGCCACGACGTGAAGGTGGACCGCCTGGTCTGGGAGGGCTACAAGGACCTGGCTGCGATCCCGCTCGCTGACCGCAAGGTGATGTTCGACCACCTGGCAGTGACCTACGCTTGACAAGAGTGGACCAGGGTGGCAGGGTGTGGGTCATGGACGACAACACCAAGCTGAAGATGGACCTGCTGGTCGGGTCGTTCGCGGAGATGCAACAGGCCGCGACCGACGCCCAGAACGCCTTCGAAGCCGTCCGTAAGACGCTGGCCGCCGAGATGGAGGCCCAGCAGATCAAGACCCACGAAGTCCAGGACGGCGGGAAGATCTACCGCGCCACGTTTCTGCAGGCCACCACGCCGATCATCGACGAGGTAGGCCTGGAGAAGGAGCTCGGTACGGAGACCTACGAGAAGTTCACCAAGCGCGTTCTGGACCGCAAAGCCCTCGAAGAGGGTATGGAGCACGGCGAGGTCGACCCGTTCGCCGTGGGCAAGCACGTCACGGAGAGGAAGAACCGTCCCAGTGTCCGATTCAGCACCAGAGCCGCAGACGACTCCTGAAGTCGTGAAGCGGACCAACCAGCCCGGCGGGGGCATCTCCCCCGCTGCCCGACTGGTGTCCTCGCTGGACGGGCAGTATTACCTCCTGTCAGAGGTCGCTGACATCCTCGGGAAAGACCAGATGACGATCCGCCGGGCCATGTACCGGGGCAGGGTGAAGGCCCCGTCCCACGAGGTCTGGGAGGGCAAGATGAAGGTCTACCTCTACACCCCAGATGACATTCAGGAGCTTCGGGACTACTTCACCCCGAAGATCACCCGTCGAAAGGACTGACATGCAGTTCGGTGTTGCCCAGGCCCAAGAGCCTGCGTACGACCCGGAGGCCAACGGCTCCCAGGGCTCGTACATCAAGTACTTCAAGGACAAGGCCACCACGCTGATCTTCCTGGAGGAGATCAAGGACTGGACCAGCGTGTGGATGCACTTCAACCAGACCAAGAACCGGGACTACCCGTGCACGGATGACCGGCCGACCTGCCCGGGTCACAACAGCGAGAACGAGCGCGAGGCCAAGGCCTCCAAGCGCTACATCGTCAACGCGCTGAACACCGAGACCGGCTACGTGGACCTCTACAAGATCCCGTACTCACTGATCGACGACCTGCTGCGGCAGTCCGACAAGTTCGGCACGATCATGGACCGGCCCTACACGATCTACAAGGACCAGGTCGCCAACAAGACCTCGTACTCGATCGACCGTGAGGAGAAGACCGACACCGACCTCACCGAGGCCAAGACCCAGCTCAAGGACCACCAGGAGGCGCTCAAGGAGGCCTTCCGGGAGGTCTGGGGCGGTCTGCCGGACGAGCCGGAGTACTCAGGTGGTCAGCTGTTCGGGCTGGAAGAGCCGATTACGGCGGCGGGCTACCTCAAGCCGCTGGACAAGCCGCGCTCGATGGCGGACGCGGACAGGTTCCCCGACGACCCCCCTTCTGAGCCCGCTGCCCAGCAGGACGAGGGTCAGCGGGAGCTCACCATGGAACAGCTCCAGGCAATGGACGTGAACGAGGTCATCGAGGTCTACCGGATCGCGAAGCTCCCTGTTCCCGCCTTCAAGGACCACGACGACCTGGTCAAGCAGCTCGTCGCCGCCCTGTCCTAGAAGGCATAGGGGAAGGCCCCCGGCTACCAACCCGGGGGCCTTCCGTGTCCTAGGCGCTCTGAACCTGGAGATCACAGCATGACACAGTCGATACGGATCGTGCCAAATAGCCGCTACTTTTCTTTGCACACCCACAGCCGGTACTCGTTCAACGACGCGCTGCCATCGGTGGCAGAAGTGGTGGCACAGGCGTCGGCCTTGCACTACCCCGCTTTGGCGATCACCGATCACGGCAACATGGCCGCATCAGTTCAGCTCTACAAGGCCTGCAAGAAGGTCGGCATCAAGCCGATGCCCGGGACCGAGTTGTACCTGGTCAAGGACCGTGCCGACAAGAAGGCGAAGCGCTACCACGCTGGTCTGGTGGCCTACACCACGACCGGCTACCGCAACCTGGTGGCGATCTCCACGCTCTCCCACGCCAACTTCTACCACCGGCCACTGCTGGACCTGACTGACCTGGCCAACCTGGCGCAGGAGGGGAAGACCGAGGGCCTGGCACTGACCACCGGCTGTTACTTCGGGATGGTCATCCAGACCCTGATCAACGACGGCTACGCCGCGGCCAAGCAACTGGTGGCCACCTTCAGCCTGTGGTTCGACACCTACGTGGAGATCCAGGCCCACAACATCGAGCACGATGTGCGGCTGTCCGAGCGGACCATCTGCCGTCTGCTGTACCGGATCGCCCGGGAACTGAACCTGCCGGTGGTGATCACCCAGGACTCCCACTACGTGCACGAGAAGGAGAAGGAGTTCCACGACACGCTCAAGGAACTGGTCTCCTGGTCCGATGAGCCGGACAACGCCAAGTTCCCCGGCGACGGCTTCCACATGGTCGACGAGGCCTGGATGCGTGAGCACCACGAGCCCAAGCACTTCGAGGCCGGGATCGCGGGTCTGCAACGCCTGCTGAACCAGTGGGACATGGCCATTGAGGAGATGGACACCTACGAGTTCAAGATCCCGCAGATCTACCCGCTGCCCGACGTGGAACTGGCGGCACGGTGTGCCCAGGCTCTCGGGATTGCTAAGCAGGTCTACAAGGACCGGCTGGAGGAAGAGCTCTCGGTGATCAAGGCGGCCGGGATGGCCGACTACATGCTGATGGTGGCCGACGTGTGTGAGCACATGCGTGAGGTCAAGATGTTCTTCCAGATCCGGGGCAGTGCGGCGGGCTCACTGGTCTGCTACCTGCTCAAGATCGCCAGCCACGACCCGCTGACCTGGAAGTTGCGCTTCGACCGCTTTCTGACCAAGGACCGCACCAAGCCCCCGGACGTCGACATCGACATCGAGCACGACCGACGCAAGGAACTGATGGAGTGGATTGGGGCCCGCTACGCGGTGGTCCAGATCTGCTCGTGGGGGACCTACAGCATCGACGGGGACACCGGTAAGGGCTCACTGCGGGTGAAGTACCTGTCCCGGCAGCGCAAGACCACCGGCAGCGCGGACTGGGCCACCGCCACCGCCGAGGACAAGATGCTGCTCTACCAGCTCTCCTCCCTGTCCCTGGTGTCCGGGCCGGGCACCCACGCGGCAGGGCTGGTGGTGGCCTCCTCGCGGGCCGACATAGAGAAGTACGTGCCGCTGCAGTGGATCGCCTCGTCCAAGACCTGGGTGACCCAGTACGACATGAAGGACGTAGAGGAGATCGGCCTGGTCAAGCTGGACGTGCTCGGGGTGAAGACCCTCTCGGTCCTGAGACGGACCATCCTGAACCTGGGCCGGGATCCAGGTGAGGGCCTGTCCTGGATCCCGTACACCGACCGGGCCACCTACTCGATGATCGCCTCGGCGGACACGGACGGCATCTTCCAACTGGAGGGCTACACCAGCCAGCGACAGATCAAGCGGCTGCACCCGACCAAGATCGGCGACGTGATCGCGGCGATGGCCCTGTTCCGGCCCGGGGTGATGAACTCCGGGGCGATGGAGTCCTACGTGCAGCGCAAGAACCGCACCGAGCGACTGCCAGTGCGGCACAAGATCATCGCCGACGCCACCAACGAGACCTTCGGCATCCTGCTCTACCAGGACCAGGTGATCGAGATCCTGCGCTCGATGGGGATGAGCCCGGATGACCTGAACACCTTCCTCAAGGCGGTCAAGGCCTCCAACAAGGGCGTAGAGCGGGCCAAGGCGGTGATGGAGCACTATGAGCCGATCGTGGCCAAAATGTGCAACAGGGCCGGAATGACCGCCGGGGACGTGGAGTGGCTTTGGAAGGCCCTGGAGGCCTTCGCCGAGTACTCGTTCAACCGGGCCCACGCCACCGTGTACGGGATCACCGCGTACCACTGCGCCTGGCTGATCAAGAACCACCCACTGGAGTTCCACGCTGCGCTGCTGGCCGTGGCCGCTGGCACCGACAAGGAGACCCACTACCAGCGGGTCACCCGGCACCGTGGGATCAAGCTGCTCAAGCCGGATGTGAACAGCTCCCGGGCCACCTACTCGGTGGACCACAGCGTCGGCGCTATCCGCAGGGGGCTTCTGTCGCTCGACGGGATCGGACCGGTGGTAGCCCGGGAGGTGGAGGCCTTTCAGCCCTATCGCAGCATCGATGAGTTCTGCGAGAAGGTCAACCCCGTAAAGGTCAGCGGCGTCTACGCCTACCTGGAGGACAAGGACCTGAGCATCGGCAAACTCGCCGTGCTCTACAGCGCCGGGGCGATGGCCTCGTTAGTAGGAGGTTAGGTATGCGGATCATCAAGTGCGACGTCTGCGGGACGGACTACGGACCCGGCGACGACATGATCGAGATGGTCATCCCGGCTTCGTTCGTCGAGGAAGAGGGCGAGGGCATCGCCATCGACGTGTGCGGATGGCCCTGCGTCAACCAGGTGGTCGACAGTGCGCTGAATCGGACCAACGAAGAACCAGAACCAGCCAGCCAGGAAGAAGAGCCAGTCAAGCCGTTCGTGATGGTCCCCAAGAGCCCGACCATCGATACCGAGATGGACCCGGCCGAGATGGCCAGGTACACCGAAGCCGTGACCGGCGTGAAGCGCCGCACATGAAGAAGGAGAACATCCGTGAACAGGTCCTACGAAGGTCTCAAGGCCACTGCGAAGCCATGGTCCGGCTCGACCGAGCATGGGTCAGGTGTGGCAAGTCCCCTGTGGACGATCACCACGTCCTCCCACGGGGGCGAGGTGGATCCGTCCTGGACGCAGCCGGTGAGACCTACCATCACCTCGCGCTCTGCCGGGCGCACCACGAAGAGGTAGACAATCGAGGGGCATCCTCCGGGCTGCTCATCGAAGGGTACGTCCGGTCCGATGGAGATCAGGTGCTCTACATCGGACCGGACCTCTACCTCTCCTCCAAGTACGGGAAGAAGACCTCATGAAGCTCGGCGAGGCGATGCGGATCGCCAAGACCATGGACTGGATCCGACCTCGTTACGCCGCCTACCTGGCAGGCCCACGCAACGTGGAAGCCGAGCGCAACCATATGCATCGGCTGCTGGGCATCCCGGAGCGTGACCGCACCCAGTCCTGGGCAGCATCGGGGGCAGGCAAGTGCCTGCGGCAACGTCAGTTCTCCTACCTGGGGATGGACGGTAAGACCCCCGACGAGCACGGGCTGAACATCTTCCTCAACGGCACCTACGTCCACCTGCGCCATCAGGTGGTCGGGTTGAGCGCTGGCTACCTGCGCGATGCCGAGGTGCCGGTGACCCTGCCCGAGCTGAACCTGGTCGGCACCATGGACGCCCTGGACACCAAGGGCATCCCGGTGGAGTACAAGAGCATCAACCAGAACGGGTTCGGCAGCGTGCGTGCTTTCGGGCCCAAGGCCGAGCACCGGCACCAGATCCACAGCTACATGCTGGCCAGTGGCACCGACGCCTTCCGGGTGGTCTACGAGAACAAGAACACCAACGACCTGCTGGAGTTTTTCGTGGAGCGCGACGAGAACGAGGTCGCTGCCGTCCGTGATGACCTGGAGATGCTCAACGAGGCCACCGACAACAGGACTCTGCTCCCCATGCTGGAGGAGTGCACGAAGAAAGAAGGCGCATACCGATGGTGTCCGTTCGCATCAAGCTGCCCGAAGATGTCGTATCCGGCAGTCCAGGCGAGGTCCGTCATCCTTCGCATGTCCAGTTCGGCGAACGACTCACCTCGGTCCCTCTCCCCGCAGGTCTTCCAGACGTACCAGAGATTCTGGGAGAGCTCCACGAGTACTGGAACGTCCTCCTCGGACGAGTAGACCCACCGATCGACAGCCCATACCTGGGCCTGATGGAGTGCGCGGTGGCCTACTACTCCCGAGCTCAGGAGATCGACGCGCTGATCCATGAGGGCGAGGGGACCGGGGCGGTGAAGAAGTCCGACCCGTACTATCGAGTCCGCGTGGGCCCACTACGAGCGTTCATCGAAGCCGCTCGCAAGCACTGTGACCTTGGCTCTCGCCGACTTACCCAGGAACAGCTGATATCCGCCGAAAGGTACGACATGGAGTAGACTGACAGCATGTTAGTGCGCGAAGGTGAGCCTTGTCCTACATGCGGCGTGGTCTACAAGGGGGTGTACAAGATCTGGATGCAGATCCGGCAGCGGTGCAACAACCCCAACGCGGCCAACTTCCACAACTACGGAGGTCGGGGCATCACCATCTGTCCTGAGTGGGATCGATCGTACGAGGCCTTCGCGGCCTACATGGGTCCCAGGCCCAGCCTGGAGCACACCATCGATAGGATCGACGTGAACGGCAACTACGAGCCCGGTAACGTGCGCTGGGCTGATGACCGTACGCAGCGCGGTAACCGGAGAACCAACGTGATGGTGACCTGGAACAACGAGACCAGATCCTCGGCTGAGTGGGCTCGGGTGCTGGGGATATCCAGGCAGAGTATGAGGTACCGGATGAAGCACTGGCCCATCGAGGATGTGTTCGGCAGGGCAGCGCAGGATGGTCACCGACAGCGCTACGACGCCAACCTCGGATGATCTGGGGCTGCGACCCGGCATCCAAGAAGCTGGCCCTGTTCACCGATGGTGAGGCAGGGCCACGCACTGCCCACATCCTGGTCAAGAAGACCAACCGCAACATCGAGCTGAACGCCATGAAGCTCTGGCTCAACACGCTGATCGAGGCCGACCCCGACCCGGTGATCTACGTGGAAGAACCGGTGTTAGCAGGGGTGCGCAACATCCGAACAACCATCCTCATCGCCGAGACGGTGGGGATGGTTCTTTCGCGACACGCCCGGGTGCACGTGGTCCCGGTCGACAGCTGGAAAAAAGCAACAGTTGGCAAAGGTGGCGTGAGCAAGGATGATGTGGCGTTATGGCTAGGTAAGGAGCACCCAGACTATGCAGCGCTCTGCGGTCAAGACCAGGATCTGACTGATGCTGCAGCGATCTTCGTCTACGGACGGACACTGGAAGAGTGCCAATGACTTTTTCAGCATCGCTGATCATGCCGACGTGGACGATGTCCCCCGGTACCGGTCCATCATCTCCCTGATGCCCGAGTGGCACACCAGGGCAGCATGCCGGACCACCTCCAAGAGTGTGTTCTTTGGCTCCTCGACCCCCGAGGAGCGTCCCGCGTACACGCTCACCTCGATACGCAAAGCCCGGGCCATCTGCGAGATGTGCCCGGTTTTCAATGAGTGCTTGTACCAGGCGCTGACCAACCGCGAGGACTACGGCCTGTGGGCCGGAACTACGATGCGACAGCGGAAGGAGATCTTCCGAGCGGTCGACTCGGCCGCACTCACCATCGCGGAGGTATACGACGCGATGCGCAGGATCGAGGCGGCATGAGCGTGATCCAGTTCCCGGTCGACGACACCGACAAGAAGATCTACCACTTCAAGCGCGCAGGGCTGTCCTTTGAGGAGATCGCTGAGCGCCTGCAGCTGACCGTGCCCGAGTGCATCCGGGGCTACCGGGCCTACATGGTGGACATGGTCAGCGAGTACTCCCTGCAAGAGCGCGACCACATCATCGCTATGGAGCTGGCCCGCCTGGACGAGATGATGATCCCGTTCTACGTGCAGGGCACCGAGGGCGACAAGGAGGGGGCTGAGGTCACTCTCAAGATCATGGCCCAGCGGATGAAGCTGCTTCGCCTGGACCAGCCCAGCCCGGATGAGCTGGCCAACGCCACCCAGGTGATCGTGGTCTCCGGTGGCAAGGAGGCCTATGAGCGGGCTCTTCGAGCAGGTCGCGAGCAGCATCAGGTGACTGGCCCGGCACGCGATGATGGTCAGGAAGAGGAGGCCTGATGAGTACTGCTGCGCTCGTCGATCTGGAGATCGACCAGGGCGCTGACTACGGCGTTCAGCTCTACTGGACGACGATGGATCAGCAGCCCTACACCGTGCTCGCCCCGATGCGGATGGAGATCCGCGACGACGTCGGCAACACCATGTACACCCTGGCCACCTCGGACGGGAACACCACCGGGTCCCAGAGCATCCTGTACAACTCCGACACCGGGCTGATCCAGCTGACCATCCCGGCCGAGGACACCTCGGGCTTCCCGTCGGGGGTCTACCAGTACGACCTGTTCATCACCTACGTGGACAACATGGACACCAACGCCACGAGGATCCATCGCCTGGTCCAGGGCAACGTGTACGTCAACAAGCGGATCACGAGGTCGGTATGAGCAGCTCACAGGTCACTCGGCTGGAGAGCGGGGGCACGCTGAGCGTGCGCACCGGCACCATCCAGGGCATCGGTCCACAGGGTCCTACCGGTTCTACCGGCCCCAAGGGGGAGAAGGGCGATGCGGGCCCTCAGGGCGTGCCAGGACCCACTGGTGGGGTGCAGCAGGTCAGCTCTCAGTTCACCGCCTCCTCCCAGGGCATCGGGCTGTCCACGGTCACCAGCAACTACCCGACCACCTGGACCACGATCAGCTTCGGCACCGTGGTGCGTGATGAACTCAGTGCGCAGGCCTCCACCACCAACTTCGTGCTGGCCCCGGGGTCGGACTACAACCTCGAAGTGTCGATCCACTTCTTCAAGCAGACCTCGGTCAACGGCACCGGCTTTAGGGCCATCCAGGCCGTCTACAACTCGGTGAACGTCGGGGAGGTCATAATCCCCAGCAACAGCCTGGTCAACACCGTGATTCGCCTGCCGCTGTCGCTGCGCTCCACCTCGGGCACCGACATCCTCAACTTCAAGGTCAGCCACAACGACACCGCCACGCTGAACGTGACCGGCTACCTGTGGATTAACAAGACCGGTGCCGGGCAGCAGGGTGTGCAAGGTATCCAGGGCATTCAGGGCATCCAGGGCGACATCGGCCCACAGGGTCCTGTCGGCCCGGCCGGATCGATCGTTACCCCGACCACCACGATCGCCGACATCGGCGGCACCAACCCCGCCTAGGAGATCTCATGAGCATGCGTGCAACGGCCAACCAGGCCTGGCCGTTCCCGGACGTCAACGAGCCGATGAACAACATGAACGACTGGCTCTACCTGCTCAGCATCTTCGCCGAGCTGCGTAGCGTCCAGCGGTTCACCACGTCCGCTGACCTGTCCACCAAGCGGCCCACCCCGGTGGCCGGTGAGGTCGCCTGGATCACTGCCGACAAGGTCATCCAGGTCTATGACGGCACCACCTGGAAGCGGGTCTACCCGCCCCAGCCGATGGTCTACAGCGGCACCGCCGCACCGGCTTCCTCACTGGGCACGGTGGGTGACCTGTACGTGAAGACGACCTGATGGCCTTCGGCACGATCTACATCAAGACCGTAGACGGCTGGAAGCCCGGTCCGCTCTACACCAAGGACGCCACCAGCTGGAAGCCGGTGGTGCACCTGTACGAGAAGACCGCCCCGACGGTGTGGACCGAGCGGTTCAACGCCGACCTGGTGCCCCCGGGCGTGATCGTCTTCAGCGCTGGAGCACACAACACCACCACCAAGACCTACTCAGTGACGGTCAAGCTGGCCGCTGACGTCGATGTCACTGGTGGCTGCCTGAAGATGTCCAAGACCGCGTACCCGACCAACCCGGGCGTGGTCGACGCCAACAGCTTCACCAATACCCAAGCCGATGGCCAGCCGCACTGGTCCTGGACCGGGGCACCCGGGTCCACCACCACCCGGGTCACCCCCGCGCTTAGCTCGGGGACCAAGTACTACGTGACCGGATGGACTCGCGATGCCTCCGGGAACTGGAGCGCGCCGACTCAGTACACCACGACCACTCCGCTACCCCCGGCACCAAGTAAGGTGCTCACCACTAAGACCGCGTACGTCACCTGCACCGACAGTGCGTCGTACCGCAGCTCTTACGGATGGCGTACCGACAACAACTACGTGTACCAAGGTAGTGGCGATAACTTCCAGGGGTTCTGGTTCTACGGCACGGCCATCTACAACCTCATAAAGAACGCCTACGACCTGACCAAGGTGGAGCTCTACGTGCAGCGCTCCTCCTCCTCACACGGCATCGCCGGTGACGGCAACATCATGATCGGGCACCACGACCTGACCTCCCAGCCCTCCGGCTCGCCGGGGTCGAACCGGGTGGTCGGTGAGTACAACGCGGTGGACCTGGGCCGTGGCGAGGGCAAGACGATCACGCTCAAGAGCGACTGGCACAACAACTTCTTGTCCGGGGAGTACCGGGGCATCGGGATGATGTACGGCACCACGTCCACCACGAGCAGCTACTACAACATCTGCTACGGCAAGGGAACCACCAGCGGGCGGCTGAAGTTCACCTGGCGCGAGTACGTGTGACACGGGTGGGACGATGCCCACATGAGCACGATCACCGTCCCGCCCAGCTATCAGCTGACCCGTCCGCCGCACAACGACGGTGAGCTCTACGAGGTGGTCAAGGCCTTCTGGGGG